TGTCAGTCCTACGGGATTAGTCGCTCGAATGCCTATCAGCTCATGCGCGACGGCAAATTGCCGAGCGTCGTGGTTGGCGGACGCCGGCTTATCCCCGTCGACGCCGCCGAGAAGCTGATCGCCGGCGGCTTGAACGACGTGTTTCCCGGCGATGAATATGCCCCCCGAGATGGTGTGACCTCAGTGTCCGCGGGTCCATTCAGACTAGAAATCCCGTCGAACGGCGTGGCTGTCCTTTATGAAGCCGACGCCGAAGGAGAGCATCAATTGCCGGGCGGCGTCTTTTATCTCGAAGCACTTGTTGAATTTGCTAGGCGCGTCGCCGAGCTTGAGGAAGCTTTGAGGGCTTGGGCCAATGACTGAGATAATCGAGTGCGAAAGGGAAGTGCGCCAGTTTCTAACGGAGCTGGAGGAAACTGTCGCTGATCTGACCGCGAAGTATGGCTCCACGCCGCCGCGCGATACGCTTATGTCGCAACTGCGCGCCAGCGTCGAGTTACTTCGCGCCGCGCCGCCAACGAGGGCAGCGTGATGCTTTGCGAGCCGCCGATCGCCTTCATGTGCTGCGAGGCCTGCAAGGGCACCGGCTGGTGGCACGTCTATGTCGAAGACGACGCTGATTATGCGAACGATACAAACGAGCGTTGCCCGTATTGCGGCGGCGGCGGCACGATCGAATACGAGCCCGAACAGCTCGAAATGGACGAGGGTTGACTATGGCGGCCGGACCAATCTTTGGAGTCTGGAACGGCTCTGAATTCGAGCCTCTAAAGCGGTTCCACAACTATTGCGCGGCGCAGTTCGTGATCGGGCAGCGCTATGTGCTGGACGTGCTCGAAGAAAGATCCGCCGTAAGCCATTCGCATTATTTTGCTTGCCTCACAGACGCCTGGAAGAACTTCCCCGATGACCTTGTCGAGCGGTTCCCGTCCGTCGAGCACCTCAGAAAGTATGCACTCATCAAGGAAGGATTTTGCGACGAACGGTCGATCGTCTGCGCGTCGAAGGCGGAGGCAATGCGAGTCGCCGCCTTTATCAAGCCGATGGACGATTTCGCGCTTGTGACGGCGAGCGAAAGCGTCGTTCGGGTCTTCACGGCCAAGTCCCAGAAATACCGGGCCATGGGCAAAGAGGACTTCGCCAAATCGAAAGAGTCTGTTCTCGCTTATGTCGCCGGCCTTATCGACGTTACGCCTGCCCAACTCGAAAAGAACGCCATGGAGGCCGCATGAGAATGATCGCAGAAAAACTATCGTCGGAAGGCTCGCTAGCCGACCGATCGCGCCTTTACGCGGCAGCATACAATGCGCTGAGCCGAAACGGCAGCGTCGAGAACGCAATGCCGCAATTCATGAATACCTTCGCTAGTTCTGGGATGCTGATTGCGCTGCTCAATCTGAAAGCAGACGCGATCCATGCGGCGGCGGTTGATTATCTCATGTTGGTCTGGCGCGAGATGCCGCACAGGCTGGTGATAGCAGTTCCGGGCGAGCCCGGCGGCGCGGGCCAGTCAGTGGGTGAAAACCATGGTTTCTTTGCCCGCGCCGAAAATTTGGAAGGGGACGGCGCCGACGATCCCTTGGAAAGCCGCTTCGGAAATGGGCCATCCCCTTCCAATCCAGACGGCCTCTCCTCTTCCCCAAAATCATTCCTGACAATAGTCAGGAACGCGCAGGCCATGTCCGGGCCGAGCGTCTTCGACAGAGTGAAGATGCGCAACGGCACCCGGTGGGCAGATATCAAATGTTCCGCGCTGCCTCTCCTGATCAAGGAAAACGATAGCAAGGTTGCCTCGTCAATTCTCCGGGTCAGGGAAGGCGCCTATGAGGGGGCGGTTCTGAAACAGCTCAAGCGTGTTGTCCCGAGCTATCCGGACGCGCGCGTCGGCGACTGCATCAGCCCAAAGAAATTTCAACGCATGGCTCAGAAAGCCGAGAGGATCGCCAATGACGCATGATATGCAAAGTTCCACCCAAAGCCTCGACCGTTCTGACCAATTGATCGATGCAATCCAAAATGGAGCTGTCTCCACGGTCGAGGCCTCCAATCTGCAAGCCGTATGCGAGACGATGATGTTGCACGGCCGGCGCCGGAAGCTTTATATCAACGCCGCTAACAAGCTCACGAATGCGGCCGGCGCGTATGCTCGACGCATTTGCGGATTCGCTGCGGATGCGAGCGAGCAAGACCGGGATGAGATAAAGAAGCGCGCTAAAAGCATTGTGGCCGCTCTGCTAAAGGGAAAACCGGTTAAAGAAGAAGATGCAGAAATCGCTCTGGCAATAGATCTCGATATGGCTGTTTTTCGAAAGTCTATCGCGCCCATCGAAATTCGTCGTGAGGAAATCGAACGCGAAATGAAAAAGCTCACGCGCTCTCTCCCGGTAGCGGAATGGGCGGACGGCGTTGCGGGTTTCGGACCACTCGGCCTCGCCGTCCTTATCGCGGAATCAGGGAACCTATCGAACTACCCTCACCACAAGATGCTTTGGAAACGGCTCGGCCTTGCTCCCTATGAGGGCAAAGCCTATTCCACATGGCGCATGAATGGCGGACTAACCGCGGAAGAATGGACAGACGCGGGATACAAGCCGCCCCGACGCGCTGAAATTCACGCTTGCATCGCCGATCCCATGTCCAAGCATCAGCTCACGAGCAAGGAAAAGTCTGGGACCGAATACGGAGGACCGAAAGGGCCTTATGGCGATGTCTACATTGCCCGCAGGCAAGCGACGGCCATCGCGCACCCAGATTGGAAACCCGCACACGCGCGCATGGACGCGCTGCGGATTATGACGAAGGCTTTGGTTTCGGACCTTTGGTCCGAATGGCGGCGCTCCAAATGCAGCATGAACCCCGCGCTGGAATTGGGCGCCGCCACAAGTTTGGAGAGGGACTGGTCCGACCCTAAGGTGACAGTCCAGCCGGCGCTTGGCCCGTCCCCCTCCAATCCACCAGTTTGGGAGTGATGGCTCCAAGGGGAAAATGCACGCCGCGGTCTTGGTGGGCCATCACTCCCGATCCAGTTTGTAGCGAGACGGCTCCGTGAATTTGGTGCAACCCGGACGGTCGATGGGCCGCCTCGCTACAATCCAGTTTGCAAGAGAGACATTCTTTATCCAACGGAGTGAAATATAGGAGAATGGAAAATGATGCAGAGTAAGAAAGGCGTTAAATCTAACGAAGACGTGCAGAAATCCACCATTCTGCGCCGGCAATACCCGAGCGCTCATGAGACTGTGCCCAGGCCAAAGCCCGGCATCGCCAAGATCAGTTGGGTTGATCGACCTTCGTGGCATTCCCCCTACGACGCTACGCAACGCAACGATTTTTTATCAAATGAGTGAGAGCATAAAAGTCGAAGTCGATATTGCTGAATTTTCCACTCGCGCCATGATCGGCGAATTGCAATACCGCGGCATAATCACGATTGCCGAACGCGAAGCGTTGAGCGGGCGCGAAAAGGCGCCGACCGATCGTAGCATGAATATCTTGTCCCATCATGACGCAAAAATGCGAGTGATTGCCGCACGCCTCGCGCCGCGACGCTTCGCAACGCCCCGCAACGAATTTTTATCCAACGGAGTGAGAGCAATGGAAGACGATGACAAATGCAAGGTTTCCGATGCGCTGGAGCGGGAGGCAGGAAAATCAGCATGAGAACAGTCAAAATCGAGGTCGATATTTCCGAATTTTCAACTCGCGACATGATCGACGAATTGCAGTACCGCGACATAATCACGATTGCCGAACGCGAAGCGTTGCGCGAGCGCAAAAAGGCGCCGACCGATCGTAGCATGAATATCTTGTCCCATCATGACGCAAAAATGCGAGTGATTGCCGAGCAAGATCGCTTAGTCGAGGAGGCTGAGTGGAATGCGCGGCGCGGCGATTTCAAGGAAAGCATTCACTGTGTCGTCCGCGCTTTCCCAGGATTGGCGCTTCTCGAAAAGGTGGCCCACGCATGAAAGACGATGACAAATGCAATGTCTGCGAAGGGCTTGGGCTCTATCCAATCCACGACCGCCGCGGAAAGGAAGTGTTTTGCATCGAATGTCCGGCCTGCGACGGCTGCGGGTTGAGCGACGATGCAATAACCGCTGAGGGTCAGCTCGCGTTCACTTGGCACGACGCCGCAACGGACGAAAAGAGGGCGCGTTGACCGATTGCTATTGTGACTACGATCCTCCCTCTGTCTACCGCCCGAAGATCGTCCGGGCTCGTAAGCTGCATCGCTGTTACGAGTGCGGCGGTATAATCACGCCGGGCGAACGATATGAAGCGCTGTTCGCAATATGGGATGGGAGCGCTTCTTCGGTCCATACGTGTGAGCGCTGCGTTGATTTGAGAACGTGGGTTAAGAACAATACGCCGTGTTTTTGTTGGATGCACGGCGATATGGATGAGCAAATGCGCGATGCAGTCCAAGGCGCACGAGAGCGAGCGCCAGACGAAGCGCGCGGCCTTTGGTTCGGATTGCTTCGCAGATTTGTGTTGCGGGATAAGCACAACAAGGCGGCACGCGCATGAGCCGCACAGAGTTCTCGGCCGCCGTCCGCGTCAAGCGCCTGAATTTCGCAGAATTCAAATGCGAAGCCGACGTAACCCGCGAGGACGGCACGAAGACACGTTGCAACGCCACTCTCGTCAAGGGCCGTGTGCATTTCGATCATGAGATTGCGGACGGCCTAGGTGGGAAGGCGACGTTTTCGAACTGCCGCGCCATCTGCCGATTGTGCCATGCTGACAAGACGCCAGGCGATACAAGCGCAATCGCGCGTGCGAAGCGCTTGGAAGCAGCCCACGTCGGAGCCACGCGCCCCAAGGCCGAGCTTAAAGGCGCCGACTTCGCCAAGACGCAAAAGGCGATCGACCGCGCCCGGCGCCCCTCGAAGCTGGATAGCCTGCCGCCGCGCCGGCCGATGTTTAAGGACGTGAAGCCAGCCAAGAAAGCGTGAAAATTCGTTCCTGGACGTGAAAATTCGTTCCGGTATTGCATTTGTCCTGAAAATCTGGAAACTTCATGAGCATGCGCGCCGCGAGATTTTCTCAAGCCGACATAGCGCGGGCCGTTCGCGCGGCCGACAAGGCCGGGACGGGCCGCGTTGTCGAGATTGCCCCCGATGGGACAATCCGGCTCGTTCCGGATCGGACGCGTCTTGCCGGATCGGCAATGGACCGCTTCAAAAGCGAACAAACGACGACCATTCTATTCCCTGCCCCTATGGGCGGCGAGGGATCGGACGTTAAAAAGACCAAATAGGACAATAGCTTAGAAAATCGATGGCGGGCACGTTAGGGGAAACATAGTCGATCAATATCAACGTCAAGTTGCCATAATCGTCCCTCACATGATGCATTGAATGCAAACGGTTATTTTGATCCTATCCCTCATCCGAAACGGAAAAAGGCCCCGCCGGCCGAGCCAGCGGGGCGTTATACCATCTTCGCGAAACGAGTATAATTTCAGGCGCCCTTGACCGCGATCTCTGCGCCGCAAGCGCTATACCCAGCCAAATCGATCCACGAATCAAGGTGGTCTGGCTGGTTTTCCAGGCGAGCGATTTTGATATCAGCGCACATGATGGCGACCGATGTTGCAGTCAGATCGACGTCGATTCCATAGGCGTTCATCAAATGCACTCGCCAGCGGCGGGCGATGCGCGCGAAATTGTCTTCCGGGCGGCCGTAGTTAAGGCCGCGCCCGGCGGTGGCTTCAATGGCGAGGTTTAGCAGCTTGGCTTTCGTCATAGGCTCGGCGTTTTTAGGACGCGACATGCGGGGACAGCTCCATGGTTTTTGGATCGAGCATGAAAATCGGCTTGCCGGCCGCTTCGCACCATGCGATCTCTTTGCCGATTCCATAGCTTTCGCGCCAGCCTTCGAGCATGGCGACAATCAGGCCAACGGCCGCGTCGAAGATCGGCTTGTCCATCGGCATCCAAATAGCGTGATCGAGCGGGTCGATATTGCCAACGACCGCAATCGGGTGCGTGTGCGCAATCGGAGAATAGACAGGGACGCCGCGCCGGATGATCTTGGCTGCGACTTCGGCCGCGACAAATGCGGCGTCGTCGATTCCATTTGCCCACTTCGAATATGGCGTCGCCAAATACCAGAATCCCGCGACATAAGTCAGGTCTTCGAGCGTCGGCGCGGGTCTTACGACGTTGCGCGCGGAGCGCTTTCGCGCCTCGTATTCGTGGGCGGTGCCGGTTCTGATCACGCGCTTGCAACTAAGTTGATGTTCACGAGCGTCTGTTTGACGATCCAGCCGCGCGGAATGGTGATGCGATTGTTGGTTTCCATCTTCGCGCCGTTCATGCCCCAAGTGCCGGCGAGGACCAAGCAAATATCGTTTTCCAGCACGACCATGCCGATCGACGTGCATCGCTGCGGCAGGTCGGCTTCGTGGTGCTCTTTCCACCCCCCGTCGGCCACGGCGTCGTCCCAGGTGACGATCAGGACTTTGGCTTGGACTGTCGTCTTGGTTGGAGCCTTTCTGACCATGACCTTTATCCCTTCATCTGAGAAAAGCTATGCAAATTTGCCGGAAGTCTCTCATGGTCTGCAAATTCGCAGTTCCGCCTAATGTGACTTCACAGCACGCGGCGGGGGGATATTGACGCGGTGTCGCCCGATCTCGCCATCTCGGCTATGGAATGTAATGCTCGTTAGCGATCGACCTGAATTGAACCCCGCTCCGCGTCCATATGCATCTTTCGAAGCAAGTGATTGAAAACTTTCAACGCGCACGTCGCCAACCTCAACGGCGGACTCGTGATGGATATGTCCGAAGAAAAAATGCCGGTAATCGGCCTTCGCCCAATCCTCGCGTTGCGTAACGGCCATGTCCATCGCCATATTCGCGGGTTTGAGCTTGTGACCGTGCGTCGCGCCGATCAGCACCTTGCCGAAGCGATGATAGAAAAAATCACTCGGACTATTGACGACTTCGATTCTTGGATTGTTGCGGTAGTGCTGGCGAATGCCGATCGTCAGAGCAACGCTAGAATGCGGATCGTGGTTGCCGGCGATGTTGCGGACGATGACCTTCTCGTGCTTTTGCAGCGCGAGTTCGATAACGTCGACCAAGAGATCGACGCCGGTTTCAACGATCTTATAGTATCGAGAGTCAACGTCCAAGCCGTGGCCGTGGCCGGGCGTCACGTTCCTTGAATCGTCGGTATGCTGCCAATCGCCAAGGTTCAAAATTATGGCGAGCGAGCTCGGTGGGGATTGCCCTATAAGGCGCTTAGCGCAGTCGCGCAACCGCTGCGCGCCGATCTTGAGATCATAATCCTCGCCGGTTTCTCGTCCCCACGCCAGAAGGCCGTGGTGCTGATCGGCGATAGGATAGACGCTCATCAGATCGTCGTTGCCTTTGACGGTCGGAACGATGTCGAGATAGGGTCGATGTTCCGGCTTGGCGAATCTAGCTTCGAGGGCGGAGATCAGATGTTCGAGGTTTTTGCTTTCGGCGCTCGTCTTGATCCACTTGAACATCTCGCGGCCGTCGGCGTCAACGAGAGCGGATACGCCATTGATCGCTTGACCTGCGGGAACCTCGAATATTTCGCCAGACTCCCTGGTCTGCTTGACCCAAGCGCCGTCGACTTTCTCCGACGTCTGCTTGATCGCGAATCCTGGCAGGACCGGCGTAAAGCCCATAAGGCCGCGCTCGGCGGCGATCTTGACGCGACTGTGCATCGTCATCGTCGGCATGCCGCCAGCGACGGCGGCTTTTCTATAACTCCCATGTTCGCGATACAGAGCGACGGCTTGCGTCAATTCTTCATCGGAAATGGTCATTCAGGATTCCCTTTTATTGTTCGCGTCGAAACGCGCTATCAATTCTCATGCCCATGGCCGAAATCGATTGCTGAATGCTCCTTATGCCTTCGAGGAATTCCGACCGGCTCGGCCTGTCGGAAATCAACTGTTTGACGTCGCTGGATTCCATGCGAAGTCTTTCGATCTTCTGTTCTACCGCGGCGAAGGTGCGTTCATCGGATTCGCCGTGATCCTCAAAATCCCGGCGAAGCGCCGTCATTGACATTTCCCCTTGTCCAAGTTTGCGGCCGGTCCAAAATATGAAACCGAGCGACGACGTAAGCGCGCCGCCGCTCACGAGGGTTACGAATATTTGCCAGAGCGACCATGCTTCGTCGCCTACACCACCTGGGACTCCCATTTCATCATCCCCTATTTGCGCTTGCGTGGTGTTAGGCGTTGGGGTGTTCCGCCTGCCAGCGGTTGAAATCTTGCGGGCTCTGGCGGCTTGGCGCCGGCGGCTCTGTCGCGGGCGCCGGGGCGGGCGCGGCGGTTGTGGCGGGCGTCGTCAGCGCCACATAGGCCCCGATATCCGACTCAAGCTGCATGACCAGCGGGTTGCTCGCGATGGCATTCCATGCGGCCATGCCATCAATCGCGATCTTGACCGCGGCTTTGTCGCTGGGGTTTTGGATAGCGCGCTCGAGAATGCCAAGAAAGCTATCAAGAAGGCTCATTTGGGTTTGATCCTTTTTTGCCGGAGCCGATCGTTGCCAGCGCGCCAGGCATCGCGGATTGGTTTTTGGTGATGAGATCGAAGATCAGCGGGACAAGAAGCGGAACAAGCGTCGGCGCGGCGAGCGCCCATGGTCCGCCCGCAAGCATCGCGGCGTCGAGGAGAATATCCTCGGTCAGAACTTCGTCGGCCGGCATGTTCGCCAGATGCGCGCTGAGTGCTGCGGACAGGTCGGCGATCTGACCGGCGGCGATTTGCAAGCCGCCTGCGGTTAGAGTCGGCGCCGCAGTTCGTCCGGTGAAGAACGATAGAAGACCGCCGAGCGAGAAGGCCAAAGCGCTAGTCCCATCGCTTTAGAGATGTTAGCCAAATCCAGCCGGCAACGACGATTATGACGATGATGCCGACCGTGCCGCCGATTATTGAGAGTGCAGTTGTTAGCCCGTAGGCGTTGCTGCCGTTGGTCACGCACTGGATAGCCGCGCAACCGGACATCGACAGCGTGGCGACGATCAAAATTGCTCCGACGATTCTATTGAACATGAGCGTTCTCCCTCCGGCCGCAAGCGGCGCGGCGGCGATCGCAACAAGCACGACCGTCGCCACGCCAGCACAGCATTACGCCTTACTGGGCGAGCGGCGCGGCGATCGACGCCGCAGGCTTGTTGACCGCAGACGCAACGGCCTTGATCGAGGCGGCGAGCGTGGTCGCGTCGGCGACGGTTCCGGTGACGCCATTGACGCAAATGGGGCTCGTGGCGGCGGCAGACGCGCCGCTTGTCACCTGGGCCAGCTTCGCGTTATTCGAGAGTGCAGAGGCGGCAGCGCCGACTTGTGCGGCGCTCGAGGCGATTGCGCAGAGTGCGGGAAGATCAGCCTGAACAACCGCAATACCGGCATCAATTTTCGCGGAGACGGCGAGAAGCGTGGAATTCGCCTTCGAATTTCCGAGATTGATATCGATACTGCCGAACGTCGCAAGGCCTGTGGTGGGATCGGTGCCGCAGGCGACGAGAGAGATGGACGCGAGCGCAATCGCGGCCGCCGCAAGAATCTTCAACATTTCGTTTTCCTTTTTGTGATTGGCAATTGTCAGGCGGCGGCCGCAGCAACCGGCGCCGGAGCGACAACCGCAGCCGTCGCGGCGACGATGCTCGCCGTGACGCCTTCGACCGAAGCTGCGACGCCGTCGACGGCCATCTGGTCAGCGGCGGAAACAGAAGCTGCGTTTGATGCTTCCGTCGATGCCTTGGCAATCAGCGCGCTCGCATGCGCGGTCTGAGCGGCGGCATTGTCGGCGAAAGCTTTGTTCAGGCGTGTGAGATCGAGCGACATATCGTGAACCTTTTTGAGTAGGATGCGGAGGAGATAGGCGGTCGCGTCGCGCGCCGCCCATTGTTCGATGACTGCGTCTATGAGCTCCGGGTCTGAAAGTTGCCCGGATTCGCTCACGCTTTGGCGGGAGCTGCGACGACGGAGGTTTCAGGAACCTTCTTCATGTTCCAGTGCTGAATCGTCAGCATCAGGGCGCCAACGACTTCGACGCCGATGTTGACCCACGTCGCAATGTCGGAATCTGTGATTCCGTATTTGGCGCAGAGCGGCGTCAGCACCATCACAACGACAGGAACGAGTTGTTTGATTTCGTCCGAATTCATCTTGACCTCAATAAAGACGATCGCCGGGGGCCGGGAGGCATCGCGCACCGCCCGGCGACCGTCAGTCGGCCCCGGTGCGCGAATCCTTTAATCTTGGGAGCGATTTAGTGCGTTCTGTGGAAATCGTTTTCAAGCCAGAGCGGAGTGGAACTCTTGCCCATAAGCGGCGATTTGCGCCGCGCAGTCGGTTCCGTTAATTACGCGGCGCGCATTGATCCAATCGGACGCCTCGCCATTGAAATATCGCGCGAGCCCGACTCCGGTGAATGATCCGTGCCCCATTCCGTAAAACAGGATCTTCGCGGCGAGGTCGGGTCGCAACGCGAGGTCCGCGTTGGCGACGAGGTCCTCCCCGACAACAACAGACATCACCTTATAGTCCGCCTTCCAAGTGAGTTGCACATAGCCTCGGCCATAATAATATTGACCAGTAATCGGATCGATAATTCCATAAGTATGCCCGGCGCCGCGACCGTATTCCCTGATCGGCTGCATTGTCCGCGCGCTTTCATGATAAGCGGTAGCGAGCGCATAGGCAGTCCATCGCGCATCCCAGGCAGGCGGCGCGGCGTCTAGAAGTGCGTTGACGCCGTCAACTTGACTTTGATCCATGCGCCCCATGAAAACCGAGGCGCGCGCGGCTGGAAAGAACTTCTCGCGGTCGATCATGGTGTGATTCCGTCAGTTGGTTTAGGATGCTGATTGCAACGCGGACCTCGCCGGCCGCGAGCATGCCAATCTCGGCCGCAGCGGCGCGCGAAAGGTCGATCGCTCTTCCCGTCCATTCGGCGGGGCCGCGATCGTTCACGCGAACCGTCGTCGAAAGGCCCGTCGATAGATTCGTCACCTTTAGGCGCGTGCCGAACGGCAAGGTGCGATGCGCCGCCGTATGCGCGCGAGGGTCGAAAACCTCGCCGTTAGACGTATGGCGGTTGAGCTTTTCCCCAGCGCCATAGAACGACGCGCGGGCTATCAGCGCGCCGATCCATCCGGCCGCGCGACCGTCCGCGGTGGAAGACAGACGGCCCTGCGCCCGATGCACCCAGAACTGTGTCGGGCTTTCGGCGCGCGCGGCGTGCGGGATAAAAAGCCACGCCAGCGCGAGCGCAACCGAAATCGGCCAAACGCGCGTCAAAGGGCGCGGCCTTCATGGTTGAGCGTCCCGGTCGCCACGTCTTGCAGCATGGCTGTTATCTCGGAAGGGACAGGCATAGGCGTGCAAGCCCTGTCGCCGTCGATGAAAAACACCACGCCGCCGGCATGGCCGGGAACCTCGGCCAGTATGGCCCTGTCGCCGTAGGGGAGGCCTGCCGGTGTCGCCGGATTCATCACATAGATGCCGCGCATGAACTGCCATTGCTCCGGCGTCAGTTCGATCCATCTGCCGTTGCGCGCGGCGATGGCGTCCTTAGGGACGGAGATATTGACGCAGAGCGATGGCGGCGCCTCGGCGGCGATGGCCGGCGCCGGCGCGCATGATGACAAAGATGCGAGCGCAAGCGCGCCAAAAATAGCGTGTTTCAATTGTGAACCTCCTAAGTGGAAAGGGGTCGACCGAGGATCAGCGGTAAACTTTGACCCACATTTGGCCGTATCCCTGTTCGATAATGATCGGGATGGCGGTCGACATCGCGGCGGAAGATTGCGCCGCACATCGCATACGAAAGCATGCGAGATCTGAATATGTCGTGTCGGTAATCAGCGTGGCGCCAATCGGCGTCCGCACCTGATGATGAATAATGCTCTTGTCCGCATCCTCGACGGTTTGTGGGCACAAGAACATGCCGGTATAGCCATTCGATACTGAGAGCGGGCCGGCTTGGTCTGGCATGGCGTTCGTCAGCGTCAAGCATGTGACGATGCCTGTTTCCACGGTGTTGTTCGTGAATTCAGCGCCGCCCCATGCCTCAACGTAGTCTCCGGGCAACAGGACGCCGGCCAAATCAATCCCGTAAGCGTCAACCCAATATTCAGGGTTGGCCGCCGTGGCGAGCATGATCGGAATTGATTTGCTGGATTCGATCTTCGTATTGTAGACGCCGAAAAGTCTTCGCATATGAAGGGGTCCTTAGATCGAATAGCCGGTAACGGTAACGCTGGCCTCCACAGAGGCTTGACCAACTTTATAAAATGATGTCTGCGACGGCCCGACCGGCAACGTCGCAAACGTGTTCAACTGCCCGCCAGATACTGCGGCGACGCAAACTAGAGGCAACACGCCGGCTATTGGCCCGAAGAATCCGTCAGAACTGGCGCCGACGGAACCGGTTTCGATAATCGAAAACAGAGCGGTGAATGTCCGCGCTGCCAGAGGGATGGCCGCTGTCATCGAAATGGATGTTGGTGTCGTCGCGCTACTTGTCGTCAAAACTTGAACATTCACAGCATAAAAATATTGTCTGTCGATCTGATATGCCGCGACCAGTTGCGAGCTGCCGTTGGTCTTCCAAACCGAAATGAGCGAAGACATCGTATAGCCAGCTGGCATATGCGCGCCGTTATAAACGGTGCCGCTGCTGGCGGTTGTTCCAAGGATCGATTGCGTCTGGGTTGTCGGGTTGTAAATTGCATAGATCGAAACGAATCCAGAGGCGGGCGCAGAGCCGATATCCATGCCGCCGGCGCCGGTTGTCGATACATTCAACGTCTGGCTATAGCTTGCAAGCGTTGTGCCACTCGCGCCCAATCCATTAGCGACGCCAATTTCATCTGCGGTGAAGGCAACGCTTGTTCCTGCCGACGTCAAGGACGCATTAAGCCGTAGCGTTGGCCCAGCGAAGAATGGCACCAAGGGCACGATAAACGCCGCGAGAGCCGCCTCGAAATTGCTCTCAAGGGCGGCTATGTTGGCGTCGTCGTTGACGTTGGCGTTGCCAAAATCTGCGGTGAATTGTGCGATCATCGTCGCGACGAAAGCGGCCTGACGCATGGCCGTGTTGACCTGGATCGACTGTGCAAGTCCAGACTCGAATCCACTGAGGCGAGCCGCTATCGCCGACCATGCGGCGGACGACATGACATTGGAGCCGACGCCCAAGCCAAATGGAAGGATTGCGTTTGTGTTCGACATTTGGCTGAGTTCTCCAGCACGGGGAGGGTCCGCGTCTCACGACGTTGACGAAACAGGATCGGTGGCAGATTCTTACGAAAGGGGAAGGATTCGGATTGCGAAATCCGCAGTAGCGGCGGCGCCTTGGGCCGTCCCGACGTTCAGGAACAGGCTCGCGCCACTCAGCCAGATATTGCTAAGGGCGAGAGCCAGCGCGATTCCGTTCGCCGCGGTCGCGGCCGCCGTCGCTGTGATTCCGGAGAGAGCCTGTTCGGCCGCAATCGCCGTGCCGCCTTGTGACGCGGCGGTGAAGAGGCCGACGTGCGCCGTTGTCAGAGACACCGAAGCGTGGCTGACGTTGATACCCACAATGGTGTAGCGGGTGAAGCCGGCAGGAAGTGCGACAGCGACGATCGTGTCGCCGGTCGCATTGAGGTTGACGCCCTTCGCCTGGAGGACGATTTCTTGATTCGAAGGCGGCTTTGTCGCGAGATAGGCGGCAATCGCCGAGCCGAAGTTTCCTTCGACTTCCGCAATATTGCCGTCGTCGACGACGTTCGCCGGCCCATAGTCTGCCGTGAACTGTGCGATCATTGCGGCGATGACCGACGCCTGCCGCAAGATGGTGTTTATCTTCACCGATGGCGTGATGCCAGCCACAAAACCCGCCGGGAGCTCTGGAAGGGCGGCGTAAACCGCAGGCGCAAGAACGTTGGCGCCCACTTGTGCCGCCCATGGCTGATAGTCGTTTGTATTCGGCATTGTGACTCCGATTAAAGACCAGGGCGGCCCGTGGGTTACAGCTTGGCCGCTATCGCCGAAGCGATGATCGCGTATCCGGTAGTGGAAGGGTGCAAGTTATTATACATATAACCGGCCGAGTTCGCCGTCGCGTATGCTCCCAAGACTGACCGTATATTAATCATAGGGATGTTGTTATTGAAGGCTAGCTGCCTGATAGCTTGTATGTAGGTCAGTTGAGTCGCTTCACTTGCAACATTTCCAGTAGAATTTGGCCCCATCAAAATGCAATCGCCCTGAGCCAAAATCTTGGTAATCATACTCTGCATATTTGCTGAGTAAGTAGACAGGGCTACGCCTGTTTCCCAATCGTTGATTCCAATATTTAGGATCGTTAGTTTGGGATTCAGCGCAGTCATCATCTGAGGTGCGGCGAAGCCCTGCGACTGATTGCAATAACTGGTCGAGGTCGCCCCGCTATTACCGCATCCAAGGACGCGGGCCTTGTGTGCGGTGCTGAGATAGCAGTCGATGACGAGTGGCCAGACACTACCGCTAACCCAGACGATGTTGAGCGTGTTGACGCCGGCTGTGCCGGTTACCGTGAGCTTACCAACCGAGGTAGCCCCGCTCGTGCTGAGAGAGCCCAGAGTCGAGCCGCCGTTAATGTTGACGTTCGACACGCCCGACACGCCGCCCTTGGCGAAATATATGTCTGCCGTATCCCAACTGTCAGTCGGCGTGAAGGCGAGGGTATCGGCTCCGGTCTGCTGATAGCCAGGAGCTATGCCCGGCTGCCCGCCGGTGGAACCCCCAGCAACGCGAGAGTCCGCCCCGATCTGGCCGCAGCACATATCATAAACTAAATTCCCCCCAACATCCCCCGGCAGCAGAAATGGGTAGCTGCTCGACAGGTTTGTATTATTGTAGCCCGCCGTCGTGCTGTCGCCAGCGCACAGGATTTTGCCTCCGCTCGAAAGCAGGCTTGCCAGATTTGGCAGATTGAATTCGGTGAAATTGTAATAGAGCGGGAAGGGGATATTGGCATGGTTCAGGATAGCCTTTTGCGGCCCGAACATTACTGCACCACGCCAATCTGTAGCGACATTTCAGAGGTTGACGCCGGGGCGGTCGGCGTCGTGATCGCAACCACAACTGCGAATAGCGAGGTCGAGGCGCCGACAATCTGCTTTCCTATGCCGTCGAGGCAATAAATCGTATGCGTTCCGAGTTCGCTCTGCGCTGCGCTCAATTGATAAACGCCGAGAAGTAGCGCGGTATCGGCGCCAGCAATCGCGGGGGCGCCGTGATCGGCAAACGTGCCGGCAGGCGACGCGGAAAACAACGCGACGGCGAAACTTCCGGTCTGCAACGTGCCCTTAAAGCGAAGCGCAAGGCTTTCCAAAATTCCATTGAACGACGCCGGCAAAATGCTCGCGAACGTCATAATACCGCCCATGACGTAGCCGGCCGTATAGGCGCCGGCAGTAACCGTTGGCGTAACCGTGACTGCGGCGCCGGAGCCAAGGACGGGAGGCAAGGAGTCGACAACAGTATGAAGGTTGGTTCCAGTCGCTTGTGTGACGACTCCGCCGCCGGCGCCGCCGGCGATAACATTGACGCGAAGGCCGCCATTGACGTCGAGCGAGAGGGGTGACGTCTGCGCAGACGTGTATGACGGACTGGCAGTCGTGACGGCGGCTAGAGTTAGCTCGCCAGACTGCCCAGATGTCGTTGAGCCCTGAGCGACAAGGGCTGCGCTAATCTTGCCGAATAAACCCTTAAGAATAGCGACAAGCGAACCGGATCCTGTTGTGTATGCGGTATCCACCATCGATCCGACAGTAGCCTGCCCGCCGTCAGCCATCAAGGCGTCGATCGTCGACACGGTTCCCGTGCCAGAAGTCGGAACGCCGGCCGTAATTCCGACGGATGTTAGATTCGACATTTATCAGAATCCTAAAATGTAGAACGTCGGAGATCCCGACAGAGGCGGGGGAGGCGGGGGAGGCGGGGGAGGCGGGGGAGGCGGCGGAGGCGCAAGCGTAGGCAACAGGCCGGCGACGACTCCGGGATCAGCGCCCCAGGCGCCGCCGTCGAGGCCGCTTATGAATTCGTTCTCGATATCGAGGCCGAATACTGGCGCACCCTGGGAAGTCACGACTTCCCATTCGATGCGAACGCCCGCGCCTCTAAACGGGAGGATTTGTTGCTTCAGCACTTCGAGATCGACGACGGTCGGCAGAACGCCAGAGATCGCAACGATGATCTTCATGTCGTTCGTCGCATAGGGGGAAGAATCATTACTAACCCACCAGATGCCGGTGTCGTATCCCCGCAACGGATCATCGAACGAGAAGAACTGGCCGATTGGTGGAGAAATCCCGTCAATGACGAAGACGTTCGTCGACGGATAGAGGGAAGCAGGGAAATAGGCGTTCAAAATTCCCTGAATGTCGGCGATCGTCCCATCGCTGTTGTTGCAAAGGACTTTCGCGCGAAGCAGTCGGCGATAGGTGTCGTCATCAAGCTTCGTAAGGTAAGTCGAGTTGGCCTCGAATGTTCCGAACCAATAGCCCTGGTCGAAGCCGAGCCCAGGCATGTCGAACGAAAAATATGAGTTGGGAATCGGGATAGGGACAAAGCGAGACAGGCCGATCCATGCGCCGGTCGCATCTAGCTGGACGCCGATCGCTAGGTCGAGATCGAACAGGCTTGGCAGAGACGCCATAAGTGTTTGAAGATCGGCAAACGGCTGCGTGACGAGCGCGACTTCGGCCGTGAATTTCGGCTTGCCGGCGTGCTCCGGCGGAATGAGAGCGAGGTAGTCGGATCCCGCCCGCATTATATCACCGTGACGGTTACGCTGGCGGAAAGGCTTTGCGCTGACTGATTGAACAAGATCGGCACGTCAAGGGCAGCCAGGGCGGCGGGGCTGATGGCGACCGTCAGGGCGGTGATTTCATAAGTTTGGGCCGCAGCATTTAGACTTGTTATGGCCGCAAGGTCCGCCGCGAGCGTCGCCGGTAGAGCGTTCGCCGCCATGTCGGCCTGTAGCTGCGCGGTGGCAGCTTGAATGCTCGGCTGCAAATATCCCGCGGCATAGGCGCGCGACAGTTGAATATCCGTGCCGATTCCCAGGCTGTTCGTCCAAGCGGCGAGCGAGGCCTGGATCAGCGCGTTCGTGTTGGTGCTAAAGCCATTGAGGGGCTGAATCGAAACGCCCCAGATTATCGGCTCTTGCGTCGCAAAAAAGAAGTTAACGGGGTGAGGAACGCCGTAAGCGTCTACGATTGTCTCGGTGGTGGTGCCGAAAGTTCCCGTGCCGCCCTGCTTGGCGATGTTGATAGCCGAAGCGATCGCCACAGAGTCGCCGCCGGTGGTGACGACGTAAATTGTATGGCCGGGCGCGCCGTTCGTGTCCAAGGCGTTGGTGGTGTTCTCGTAGCCAATGAACGGGGCAACGCCAGGAATGGCCGCGACGGCCGATAGGACGGCCGCAAGCGGCCCTTGAGCCGGCGCCATCGTCGAAACGGCCTGGCGAATACGCAGCGTCGGATCGGACTCTACCGGCGCGCCAGGCGTGGCGGCAGCGGTGTTGCTGACCGTCTGCCAGCCTCGAGTCTGCGTCTTGATCTGGGTTATGGTCCCGATCGGCGCGGCGATGGCGCCAAGCGTCGTGCATGTCGCGGTCGCGGTGATCTGGCCGGCCGACGGAATGATGATCGGGGTTGCGCCGAGCGACCATTGATTCTGGTTTGCGTCTTCCGCGATTCCGTTGGTGATCGTGGTGCCGACGGTGCCGACAAGCAGCAAGGGAGCCGTCGAGAACGTCGGGATTTCTCTTGCGAGTCCGTTGATCTTGACATTACTCGAAAGACCGGCGCCCTGCGCTGTCGCGGGCGAATAGGCGTTATAGGTCTGAACGGCCATCGCGTTGGCATCGTCGACGGCCGAGGCGAGCAAGCCGAGTAATTCGCCGTCCTGGGTCGAGGACTCGATGATGACGTCTGATCCATAGATCGACTGATAGCCCTCATTGAAATAGGTCAGGCAAGCGGCAATGGTCGGCTTGTGGATTCCAGTCGCGTCGACTGTAGCAACCGGCGTCGATCCCATCAGGCAGGCCCCGCAATCTTTATTTGACCGAATGTCGTGTCGATCGTCGCCTGGACGTTCCAGACGCGCGTGTCGCGGTTAAGCTGGCTCGCATAGGCGAGGATGGCCTTGACGCCTGGAGTTCCGAGAATGCGCGCCTGGATCGCCGCGTCGCGCGTCGAGCCCTTGTATTTCCCGAGCACCTTTGTCAGCCATGGCGTGCCGTCTGGCGTGTTCAAGAACCATTGCCCGAGCCAAAGAGCCATGCGGGTCTGCGCGAGCTGCCCGGCGGCATCGGGAACGTTGATCCAAAAGTTCGCTTGACCCTGGCCGAACAACCGATCGCCGTTGGCGTCCTGCATGCGCAAGCGCATTTCAGTTGACCGCGCCGTTGCAGGAATGGACCATGGCGACGCGCGTCGCTTCGGCTTCGGCTTCGTCGCTTTCCTTCTCGATGAGCGGCCATATGGCGACATGTAGAAACGCCGCCTCGATAGAGCTGATGCGCTTATCACGCCCCAGCTCAACGATGAATATGAAGGCGCGGCCGGCTGTCTTATTGGGGTCTGCGATAACGCATTTTTCAGTTGTCATGCCGGTCGCCCTTCTAACATCGTGCGGAGTTCGGCAATTTCGGCCGCCAATGCCTGATTGGCGGCGATCAAGTCTGGGACGATCTTGCTGTAATCGACCTGTTGCGGAGCGATAACCTCGCGCGACGGCTCTATTTCGTTTCCTTCGTCGTCAAGCACGGGCCGCGTCATTCGCATCGCGCCGCGCTTGCCGGTAACGGCGCGCGGATTGATCTCCTGCAGCTCGTGGGCGAGTAGGAGCGTGTGAACCTCGCCGGGCTCCTCGTGAAACTCGCCCTCATAGAGCTTGATGCGCAGGACGCGCGCCAGGCCCTCGCGTGGATCGTGCGGCCCGTGAATCTTCTTCAATCGCTCATCTGACGAAAGGTTGTAGGCTGTCGCGGAGCCATTAGTTGTTATGGAGCCAACCACGCCTCCTACCGCGTTCTCAAATGCTATGGGGGTCGCTGGCACAGCGAAGGGAATCATCAGTATGCCGTCGTTGCCGAGGGCGCCGCTGTAGCCAGTCAGACTAATAACATTGGTGCTGCCGGAACCGCCAAGCGACATGACGCCCATGCTTGCTCCGGTCGCCCGCACAAAAGCGCCAGAGCCGGTAAATCCGTTCGTCAGCGCGGCGGCAGCCACCGTCCCGTTGATGAGAACGGTGCCGTTGACGGAGTTCGTCTGGAGCGCCGCGCCGCCGATGGACGCTGATGGAAAACTCATCGACGGCGCGCTGAATCCAATCGCGACTGACGAATTGAGGCTTATGCCGCCGGTTCCCATCAGCATGGTGTGGACTGCCGCGCCGAAGGTGGCCGACAGGTTGAAGCCAGACGACGGGTTGATCGCCGCCGACATGGCGTTGGAGCCGGACGATGATGTCAGCAATGGACCGTTGGTCGGATGGTTCTGAATGATATGCGCGTCGTTCGACGCTCTCATCCGAGGACCAGCGGTCAGATCGTTCGTAATTTGATGCATCACGCCCGGCGATACGGCTTGATGCGCGATACCACTCGCCGCCTGGACAAAGCTCGCATAGAAAGTCGTCGCGGCCCCGTAAGGGTCGGTCGCGCTGTCGGACGCCGGAACAGACTTATGTGTGATGCCGGTCGGGCCAACCGCAGACGTGTGTTTGGCGTCGTCGGTGCGCTGATGAATTTCAGTCGTGTTGACATTCGCCAGCTTGCGCGGGTCCGAGCGGCCGCCAGGAATCCATCGGCCATCCGACAGGTGCGCCGTCCGGCCGTCGATCGGATCGTTGTTCGTCCCGCCGCTCTGATGCCAGGAGTCTTGATTGCGCGACGCGAAGACCATCAGGCCTTCGTCGCCGGACGCGACCGGATGCGTCGACGTGACGCCGCCGCCGCCCGTGAAATGAACGGGGACATCGTTGAATGGCGGCAACGGCAGGTTTTGGATCGAGCCGTCGAATTGGCGCTGGATTCCGTTGATGGACGCCTGCGCGGACATTGTATGGCCGTCGCTAGTCGCCTGGGCGATCGCCGGAATGGCTGTCCAGAAGCGCGTGAGCGCGCCCTCTATGGCGATACGAACGGCAAGGTCGTTGCTGTCGAGCCGTTCGAGGTTCGTAATCATACCGGCGGCCCCGCGGCGGCGCCAAGAAGGGGTCTCGGGATGAGGGACGGATTGCCGCCGACACCCAAGACGCTGATGCACGCCAGGTCCATATACCAAGGGTTGCCGCGCGTATCCCCGTCGAAATCGATCCCCAAGACCTTATAGAATCCATCGGCGGCGACATTTGGGGTCAGGTTTGGGGCGATATTGCCGTCTGGCCCGAGAGGGAGTTGCGCACCCTGAACGAGTGATTGCGCAATCTGGACCGACGTGTTGATTTTCACGCTGGGGTTGATGAGGATTCGCGCCATAATTCCGCCGACGGTCTGCGTCGGCATTCCGACCAGGCCGGTATTCGTGTTCAGCACGAAAGCGCTTCCGGGGATTGATGCCTGCGCGCCGAGCATTTGAACCTGCCCTTGCTGATAGCTCACGTTCGCCTGTTTCGACTTGGCGACGTTCAAGAGCACGTCGCGGCCCATGCCGTATAACGCCACGGCGCGCGGGAAGACCGGCTGCAACAAATTCAGGGCTGGGTCGAGATAGCCGACCGCGATCTGGCCAGCCTTCGCCATAGCTGTAACAGCGGCGTTGATTTGATCCATCGGCGTCGAGCCGGCGGCCAGCGTCTGGCTGATGGTTCCGTAATTGTGCGCCTTGTCAGTGTCCGCGCCGATCAGGGTCAAAACCGTGTCGGTCGGCGAGTCGCGCCCGTAAATTGCTTGCCGGAGAAAGCCGGAGAAGATGATCGCGCTGTTGTCCGTATATCCGGCCGTGATCGTGAGTGGGAGGCCTTCGGCTTGTGGCGTGACGAATTGCTGCGCCGTGGCGGGCAGAGGATTGCTGATTCTGACGACAGCTTTGTTGAGCGTCAGCCCGTCCGCGAATAATTTCACGGAGAATCGCCCGCGAAGGCCGATCGGCGGGCCGACGCCCTCGACTAGGACATAGGTTGTCCCGCCAGCAACGATCGTGCAGGCGCGGCCGTAGTTCTGGCTCATCAGGGAGTCTCAAGCCACAGGTGAGATGTGATTCCAAGCGAATAGAATTTCGGGACAGCTCCCGTGGAGTCGCCATCGACCGTGCAGAACAGCTTGCAGCCGAAATTGAGATAGGCATATTGCGCGAGCAGGTCCGCGCCGGTCACGAGAGGAATCCCGCAAACGATCGGGTTCCCATGCGCGTCGTTGATATCGAGCAGCCAGCAATCATTTGGCGTGAAAAGATAGATCAGGCGCAGCGTGTAGAAGACGCCATTAGGAAACTTGATCGAGAAGGTCTTAGGCTGGGGCGAAAGCGGTATTTCGAAAACCGTTTCCGCCGCCATCGTCACACCCCTTTATTGATGACCAACGCCCGTGATGGTTTCGACTGTCGGCGTCCCGGAAGGCGCCGGCTGCAAGGAGACTTGACCGCCGGAATACGGAGAATTCGAGAATCCGAACGTCCCGTCGGCGCCTGGAGTGATCGAGTTGGTCGTGACCGGCGCCGCGCCGCCCGATACGGTGAATCCGCCACTTGTCGACTGAGTCCCGTCGCCAAGGGTCGGCGCATTGGCGCTAGCGACCGTCGAAGACCCATCCGTGTTCGCGCTAGAGCTCGCGCTCGCCGCCGTGGTTTGCGTATCGGTGATGATGACTTGCTGCGCGAGCGCGATAACCATCAGGGCGAATTCCGAAGTCTCGTCGGTTTTCACCGCTAGGCTGCGAAGGAGCATTCCCGTATAGGCGCGCTTGCCCGTGATAATGTCGATCGGCTGCAACGCCGATTGCATCGCCAAGAGCTGCTGATAGACTTCCTGGACAAAGCCCTCGCTTTGCATGGAAGAGTCCGACCATCCGCAACGGATTTCAACCGTATATGGCTGCATATAGGCGTGGTCGGTTATCGGCGCGCCGACTTCAACTGGGTGCTGGGTAATCGTCGCTTCGTCGTGGTGCGTTTCTTCGACAACGACGTCAGGGATCAGAGTCCCGATCGATCGGCCGGTGTAGCCGATCAGCGCGAAATTCGAGATAGCGTCGCCGATGAGCGCCCCGAAAATGTCGCTCATTGGGTCGCCCCCACCATGTCACGCGTCAAGTCTTGGGACGCCCTTTTGACATGTGCAGCGATCATATTTGCGGTTGCCCCCGGGTCCTGCGATCCGTCGACCGTGATGTTGTTGTGGATGACGTTATGCGATCCCGTCACGCTGTTGTCGTGATGGTGGGTATCGCCGCCCAATTGCGAATTGTGGAACGCATCGATCTTTGACATGACGTCATTGTATGGCGTCGCGTTGGTGAAATTGTCTAGCCCTGTCTGCCCGTTGTAACCTTCCGCCCGCTCGAACGCCGATGCGCCGCGCTTGGCCTCCGCCGCCGTATGCGCTGCGCGGAGAATATTGCCCGCGCGCTTCTCTGTCGTGTTCAATTCGCGAGCTTCGTTTGCAAGTTGCTGTTCGAAGGTTCCGGTATAGCCGGCACGTCGATCGCCGAGCCCTTGCGCGATCCCGGCGGCTCCGGAAATGGGGTTGAGCGATCCCGGACCCTGCGGCGACTCTACTCCCGCCATTCGAGCGACGAGTCCCGCCGCGCCTTCCTTTGTCAGGTTGGCATTCTTCATGAGATAGTCCGCCGCATACGCCATGCGTTCCGGCGTCCACCAATGGCCGACCGGCTTTTCAGCCATTGGACCGCCGTTGCCGCCGCTGCCGCCGAATAAGCTCTTGATGCCAGCGCCTATCGAGCCAAAGAGGCCGCCGCCGGCGCCGCCGGCCGAACTGCCAAAGCCCGACGTGTCGAATGTAACTGGAAGTGGATTGCCGGAATCGACCGACACCCCGTTGACCTTGATGGTTCCTATATCGCGAGGAGCGCCGGAGTTGGGGCCAAAGCCGGTCCCATTCGCGCCGCCGTCCGTGGCGCGCAAGAGCGAGATATCCTTCCCGCCGCCAAAGTCGATGCCGCGCGTCGCGCCGCCGCCCATGGCCTTGCGCAGCTTGTCGAGATCGTCCGAACTCGGCGCGGCCGCGTCGCCGCCACCGCCCCCAAACATTCCTTTGACCCACCCCCACGCGCCGCCCCATCCCCCTTCTCGCTTGTTAGGATCGGGACTGTTCGGTTGAGGCTGGAAAATCGCGGCGCCAAGCCCGGTCTTGCCTGGCGGGCCTATCCCCATGAAGGCGCCTAAAGACTTCGTAACGTCCCAATTCGCGGAATCTTCGTTCAGCTTTAAGAGATACTTGAAGCCTTCCACCAACGAGGTGACGGCTTTCGCGACGTCGTCAATGTCCTTCAATATTTCCGGTTGATGCTCGCCCAGCCACTTGTCGAGGTCTTTGAGCCCAGGCGTCAAATCCTTCATCATCGTCGTTACGAGCTTGTCGTAATCGTTCCCGATGTCGTTAAATAGCTTGCGCTGCGCATTCCCAAATTCAACTGCGTCGGCCGCGGCCTTCGCGGGGTCAAGCCCGGCGGCGGCCATGGATTTCCGGCTCTCGTCAATGCGGGCCTGGAATGTGCCGACATCTTTCATCGCCTGCAAGGTATGCAGGTCTAGGCCGACCATTGCGGCGTATTTGGATCGTATATAGTCCGGCAACCTCGCCGCTTTTTCCGCGAGATCTTTCTGATATTCTATCTTTTTGGTGACTTTATCATAGCCGAATCCGAGTGCGTTAAGCGCTGCGATATTGCCAGGGTTGTCGTATTGCACCGCCTTTCCCATCGCTACGAGCGATGCGCGGGCCTCTTCTACCGTGCTCCCTAATTGGGAAGCGGCATATTCAAATGCCTTCATGCCGGCGGCGGATGTCCCAGCGCGCGCGGCCGCATAATATAGGCCTTCGAAGCTCTCTGCGATGCCCTTGACGCTATCGTATACCTTGCGCGCGCCCTCTTCGAGGGCTGTCGCGAGCAGATTCGCCTTGAGGGTCGCCCCCTCAAGCATGGACGCGAATTTGGCATATTGAGCGTCGTTGCTCTGCCAGCCTAGGCCAACGAGGAATTCCTTAATCGTGTTGTCGGCCATTTAATGCGCTCCTATTGACTTCTGGCATACATAGGAGCATACCTATCGGCATGATGCTTAATTCCGAAAAAGTTCTTGAAAATCGCTTGCGTCGGGTCGCGGCGCGCAGGGGATGGAAGATTGTCAAATCGCGAGTGCGTGACACGAAGGCGATAGGCTTTGGCCACTACAGCCTCCTTGACGCGAAGGGGAAGCGCCTAGCTAATGTCGCGACGTTGACGTTGATCATGGAGATTCTGAAATGATTTTCCCGATCCTGATTTTGATCCTCCTGGCGGTCCTCTGGCCCGGAATCATCAGGCAACTGCTAACCGCCGCCGCGCTGCTGGCGCTGGTTTTGTTCGCCAGCCTGCTCGACCGGCCCGCCCATGCTGCCGAGCCGTTCCCCAATTGGGACGTCAATCAAGCGGCCTTGGCGCAGACGCTCGATATGCTGAAATCGGCCGATAAAGGGGCGCATAGCGAGTGGAGCACGGATAAGGATCGCAGGGAGGCGCTGGCGCTTCTCGACACAGACAGAGACGTGCTGTTCAAACATTGGCTGAACGCGGAGATCAAGGCGAGAAACTACCTCGTGGCGCATTGGGCTGGATATACCGAATATTATCAAATTCTTTGCATGCAAGACGCGGCAAAGTTGGCTCGACTGCAATTGACGCCGGGCGTCCCGAGCTACCTCTCGCTGCTCATGTGCGTTCCAGACGGCTTCCCAACAGCAAACAGCATAATGATCGATACGAGCGACCTTCCCTTGGCGGTCAGTCAGTGACCTCGATCACTTCGGCGGACTTCAAACCGAGCGCCCTCGACCATGCCGCTGACTGAACCCGCGCCCAATGTCGACCTTTGAAAGGATATCCCATGCGCTTGATGATTGCAGCTTTGGCTTTGGTTTTCGCGGGCGGCTCGGCCAACGCTCAAGATGCGCTTGATGCTTCTGGGACTGTCTATGTGGCCGGAGCCTGTATGCCGATACCGGATGGACGCTTAACTTGCGATTGGCGCCCAATTCAAGAAATATTCGACTCGCTCGAAGCGTGCAACGGCTCTTTGCGCATGCGCACGATGCGGGCCGGCCTCCCCTCGAACAGCCGAGAATATGTGGTGTGCATCAAAATCAACAGGTAGGTTCACTTCGGCTTCATTGCTTCACTAACAAGGGATACCACGCAATTGCTAATGATCCCCGCCAGCCAGCTCGCATATTTGCGCGACAAATGGGGTGACGACAAGATCAAAGAGATTGAGCCCGGCGCAGACGATGAACTGAAGTTTATTTGGCTGTTAAGAGGCCCAGGCGTCCGGGTCCTGAGTTAATGGCATTACCACGTTCGATATAAGCCTCATCATGCGGTTAGATTGCCGCAAATGTATTCGCTCGCCCCACTGAATGGGATTCATCTGCTATCGCCCGTATCCAAGCCTCTCAATTCACAGTTAGCACAGTCGAGAATGGCGATCAATCACTTCGTCTTCATCGCCTCATGCGCGCGGGAATTGTTCTCATTGCGCACCGCAATTGCGTCGTTCATGCGCTGGAGATCGAACAGGCCGACCGTCCCGTCCAGAAGGCTTTCGTATTTGCAGAGCCCTGCAAGGACAGGCTGCATTAGCCAGTCTTCCCCGTCTGGGAGCCGGACTACTTCGAAGTTGTGAGGGGAGCCCCGCCGAGTAAACCGGAGAGGCTTGCGGGAAAAAAATCGGCGAATGTCCCCTGGATCACGGCGACCGCAATGCGCAGCATGACGGAAATGTTGTTGTTGATATCGTCGAATATGGCCCGCCCGGCCTGGTCGCTCCATATCGGCGCGAAGCCCTGTTGCCCGTCCTGCTTACGCTCGCAAATGCCGAGGCACGCGCCCATGATATAGCGGCGATCTTCCGGCGGCATTTTGGCGAGCTCGCGCGAGACAGGCCCGAATAATTGAGCCGCCCGCTGCATGGGAACATCGGCAATGCTGCCGATGCCTTCTTTGCGGAGCTCGATGAAGAACGGGACTATCTCGCTAAAGCCGCTCGCCAGCAACGGCGACACTTTGGCGATGACGTCGAACTGAGTGAACGCGTCCATGGGACGCATCACCCGATAGACGCAATTGTCGACGCGGAATTCTATCACGGCATGACCAGCCCGGTCGGATTAAGACCGTTGCCGAGGACTTCATCGATCTCTATGAAGTCGAATTCCCAGACGTTCGTGCCGCCTTCGGTATGATATCCGAGGTCCGATTGTTTCACAAACGCGCCGTTCGTCGCCACGATGGCGTCGCCCGTGATGTTGTTGGTGACCGTCATGATGTTTTGGCCCCAATAGGCCGACGATGTCTGTTGATAATTGTAGATTTGATTCAACATGGCATTCCCGCCGGCGGTCTTCAGCAGATTGACCGTAATTTTGCCGCCCCTCGAAGCGTGCAGCGAGTGCATGCCGGCGCCGTTCGCACCAATGGTCTTGGTGTTCTTCGGGCCGTCCATCGCGATATGAATGGCGTCATCACTGACCTGGCCGCTCGCGATGTCGAACGAGCCGCCCGGCCCGCTAAACGTGCATTGCACGTCGAGAAATGAATAGGCGCCGGACGTAATAGCCATGGTGAGTGCTCCATCAAAGGGAATGGCGGCGCCTCACGGCGCGGCCGGAAGGTCGGGATTATCGGTTGATGTTGATGACGACGAACGGCGTTTGGACCGCGCCCGCCAGCTTCAAGGCGATCTGGAACACGACCGAAATACGCAGCGTTCGGTCGCTTTCCGACTGCGTCGCGATCGGGGGATAATAGATGTAATATCCCTTCGTCAGGGCATCGCCCTGCTGGAGCGAGCCGAAGCCGGCGGCATTCCACTGACCCGCAGCCGCGAAGCCGTTGTTAATGGCGGCCTCGCACGATCCGACCATCGCCGTCGCGATCATGTTGTTGCCGGCGTCGGTCTGCGGAACTTTCGTCGTGGTGGTGTAGAGCAGATTGAACACGTCGGTCTGGACGCGGTTTTGGAACCAATCGGTGCCGTGGACTTCGTCGAAGAAGTATCCATTGCTCATCTGGCCGGGCCAGATCATCGTCGCGCCATTGTCGACGTTGATGACGGTGTTCGCGCCCTTGGAGACCAGAGTCGCGAATTGCGTCTCCGTCAGGTTCTCGCCGATGATCCCAGGCGCCTGCTTATAGGCGAGGGTGATGGTTGTGAGGTTTCCGTTGAAATTGACCGTCAGGGCGCGTCCGAAGATCGTCGCTGCGGCGAAGGCGTTCGTGCTGGACCACATCACGAAAACGCGCTTGTTATTGAACGTCTGCAAGACGCTCGCCAGATCGTTCGTCTGGGTCGGGTCGAGCAGATTCGTATTCTGTTCGGTGATGCCTAAGATGCGCGTGCGGCTCGAGGCCAGGATATAGGCGGCGACAGCCTCATAGTCGGCGTCGGCGGGGAAGGTCGCGCAAGCGAACATCACGCCATACCATTGCGAGGAGGTATTCGCCATCGCTGTAACGGCGGAGAGCGGGCTTTCGGCCGCAATGCCGTGGACGAGAGGCGAAGCGCCCGACGCGGACGTGAGGCCGAGCAGGGTCGAAATGTCGGTGCCAGAGCCGCCCGCCAGAGTCGCGGCGCTCAGCGCGATCGCGGTGCTGACCTTGGCGAGGGTGAACGAGTTGCCGGTGACGCCAGCCGTCTTGAAGACGACATAGAGGGTGCTGGCGACAACCGAATAATTCGCCTTGACTATATTCACGTCGGCCGAGGCGTTGAGGAAGTTTACCAGGCTCGCGAGGGTGATAGCGAGCGTGCCGCCGATCAGGACCTGGTTTCCGGTCGGGGTGCCGGTGACGAAGGTAACCGTCGTGCCGCCAATCGTCAGTGTGTCGTTGTTTGCTGGGTTGGCGGAGAAAACCGCATCGCCGATCGCCGTCGGCGCGGCGCCGAAGCTGACCGATGAGGCAATGCCCGTCGTGCTCGACACGATATCAAAGCGCTTGCTCGCTCCGAAAACGCACAGATCGCCGGCCGGCAACGCCGTCTGGATCAGCGACGCAACGCCATTGAGATTGAGCGCCGCCGAGAAATTCAGGCCCGAGATGGCCTGCGGAACGCCGTCGATCGTGATGAAGAACGCGCCGGACGTGATCACGGTGAAGTTCGCCAGCAACTGCTGAGCGGCGGTGAGAACCGCGCCATGCAGCAAGCCAGCCGTCGCGGTGCGCGCCCAACGTCCGAGGAAGAGTTGCGCGGGCTGCGGCTGCTGGCTGAAAAAGATTTCGGCCGCCAGGTATTCCGGCGACGTGTTGCCGAAATCCTGCCCGACGCCAATAATCGTCGTATAGGACCGATAGCGCTGGTTGATATCGATGACGTTGCTGTCGCCAATGAAAACCGGCAAGCCGAAATTCGCAAAGGGGATCGCAAGCGGGGTAATGTTGACGGAGACATTTACGAAATCGGATACGTCAACTGTTTGAACAGTCATGGTTTTAGGCTCCATCAAGCGGGAATGGCGGCGTCATCACGACGGCGCGGAGAGGCGGGTTAAGGCGCGGGAACGGTGAACGGCTGCGACGCGCCGTCGTCCGAGTAGATCGTCCCCTTTGCGCCGAGCAGATTATCGATCGGCCAAACAAGGATCGTCCGGCGGCGGAATCGCAATTCGATATCGACGCGGCGGACGGTGATGTTGTTGACTTCCTCGGGAACGAATGTCCCCTTGCCGGGGATCGCCATAAGCGCCAGGTTGGTGTTGACGAGCAGCGTTTCGCGGTTCTGCGCGACCATGAGGCCGCTTCGCAGGAGGTTCGAATTTCCGCGTGCGGTCGGCCCATAGAAGCTGGCAAGAACGGTGACGATGTCGTTTTCGTATGTCGTGCTGGAACCGTTGCCGGCTGCGGTGTGGACCGTCGATACGTTCGGCTCAGGGTCTTCCTCGGTAACCCCGATCGCGCACCAATCGGTGTTTTGATCGGGCTGCGGCGGGGGAACCGGCTGCCAGCGCGGTCGCACGAGGTTGCCGGGGATCGCCGTTACGCCGACGACAAGCCCTTGCAGGATGGCGTCTAGCGCGTCATCTTCGGCATTGAGAAAGCCGCTTGTGGGCGCGAGAAATGCGCCAGGTCCATTTGGCGACGCAGTGGTTGAGGAGTCGGCCATTTAGCAAACGTCCTCTTAGAGATGGTGCCGGATCACCGGAGCCGGCGCGGGTACGCTCGTAGGTGCCGGCGCAATTCCTGGAACGACGGCGGCGGGCGCAACATCAAGATTTCGGATTGAGCGGGAGCAGGTCGCAAGACGCGTGAATGAAGCCAGCGCCGAAGTTGGTAAAATCGTCGATTCCCATGACGGTGAACTGGCGGCCGCGCCAGGTCACGATATCCGCCTCTCGCGATGACACGTCATCGGTCTTTAGGCCGTTCGTCAGCGGATAGGTCGTATATACATCCAGATACGCCGTGACGCGCTCGCCATCGGAATTGCGCTGCAAGGAGCTCTTGCCGGGGATGACGACGCCTTGCGCGGCAAATGGCCCGGTGACGGTCGATGATCCAGTCCCGCCGGCGCCGATGACGAAGGCGGTCTGAGTGACGAGAAAATTATCTTGGAACTCGGGGCTTCCTAAGACTTCGGTGACGTCAAGAGTTGGCATTCTCGAAGCCTCTTCGCAATAGCGTTATTATTGCCCTTGAGGCCCTTGCCGATATTTGCGCGGTGTTCTGCGGTCAGCTTCTTCAGCCGTCCGCTGGCGCTCATCTTCGCGCGCGTCTCGGGCGAGTGACGGCAGTCGCGCGCTGCGGCAGTCGCGCGCATCTTAGCCAACGTTTCTTCGGAATGCTTTCTACCGACGAACGATCCGTGGCGTGACCGCTTCGCCAAATTCTGTTTTTCGATCGTGGCCTCGGACAACTTCCATGTCCCGCCACTCGGTCCGTCTCCGCCATCAGTCAGATTGACTAGCGGCCCATTAGGCTCGCGCCCAATCGCATCGATAAAGGCAATTTCAACGTCGAAAGCTTGTCGCTCGGTCATCCCGACCGCGATCTTAACTCTCGGGATATCGCATCCGACCTTCTTCGCTCGGGCGATTATGTGGCTCTTGTGAGGATTGCGGAGGTCGGAAAAATGCCTCTCAACGCGATCGCGCCTGCCCTTGCCGACATAGAACGGCTGGCCGGTATCGTGGCGGAAAAGCACATACACATAGAAGTCGGAACGCGCTAAGGTCGCGTCAGCCATTCGAGCACTCATTCTGTTCGCGTGGTCAGAAGCCCGTGAGCGTTGGTAGCGCTTGCGGGCTTCGCTTTTCTAGCACAAATCACTTCCCCTTGTCGCGAATAACGTATTTGATGGCCTGCCGGAGTCTGCCAGTATCGAGGAGCGGCGCCGTGCCGGTGCGCCCGCGCCTCTCGCGCGCTTTGAGCGTTCGAGCGGCGAGCGGCACGAACGGGCCGTCCTTCATCTTATTTTGAACCGCGACCTGCGCCATCAGGCCCACGGCCATCAGCGCCTTGTCGATAGGCTTAATGTCACCGTCGAGCGCCTTTTGCGCGGCCTTCTTGAGGATCGCGATCGCCTGATCCCGAATGCTCGTGACGCCTGGCACAAGAAACGGCCGGGCCGGGATGTTCTTGGCTGGCGAGCCGAATTCATGGATATAGCCGAGCGCCGCATTGCCGATCGGGTTCGGCTTGTCACCGTCCGGTTCGCGCGCATCGTTGACGGCGGGGATGCCGACAAGCACACGGCGCGTGGTCAGTACCTTTAGGGCGCGCTTGACGTCGTCAGTCTTGTCCGTGACCTTGACGCCCATTTACGGGGCGCTCGCAAGATTGGCCGCGTTGGCGGTAAGCACGAAGAATCCATCTTGGACAGAGCGCGGGGGACCGCCCGTGGTGCTGACTGACCATTGAACGGTGCCAGGGCCGGCCAGGCTGGAGTCCCATTGCGCAGTCCATGCGGTTTGGGAGCCGGTCGGCCCCATCATCGGTATCAACGCCGTCGTGGGGTTGAACGTCTCATTTTGATATAAGATCGAGAGAGTCGCGCCGGGCGGCTGGGTGATATTGCCGTTGATGTCGTAAAAGGTGGTCGAGAAGAAAGCCGTTGCGCCGCGGAAAAATATCTGCGTCGCCATGTTGCGGCCCCCTACTCGATTGTCGTGTTCGCTGATGGTGTTTTGATCGTCGGTTGCGCCGACGGCGTTTTGATCGTCGTGGTCGACGACATGGATTTGACGGTTGTCTGCGCCGAAATTACCGACGCGAAGACCCTTGTCAGCACCCCGAACGCCGAGACGCCGATTCGGATAACGCCCGCCAGTGCGACCAGCGGAGACTGCGCCGTGATGACGGCGCGCGCGGATATCGCCGTCGCAGCCCTTGCGGACAGCGAGACGGTCCCGCTTGTGATGCCGCGCGCCGCGACGCGGACACCAGCCATTGCCGATAGGACGGCCGTGAAGGACGCCGAGGCGTGAGCCTTGACCGATGTTGCGGCGCGCGCCGATAGGGCCGCGCCAGCGGCGATCGGCGCCGATGCCTTGACCGATAGAGCCGCGCGCGCAGAAATAGCGGTGCGGCCGGCCATTGACGCCGCTGCCTTGACCGATGCCGTGGAGCGAGCGGATAGAGCCGCACGGGCGGCGGCGGACGCCGCGCCCCTAACCACGATCGCCGCGCGCGCCGACAGGGCCAACAGAGAGCCGCCAGCGACGATAGGCGCCGAGGCGCGAACGAGCGTCGAGGCGCGGGCCGAGATAGCCGCGCGGCCGGTTGGCGGCGTAGCCGAGGCCTTTATGCTGACGCCGGAGCGGGCAGACATGACGGCGGTGAAAGCCGCCGCCGCCGCCGCCTTGATGGCGATTGCGGCCCCTGAACTAAGCGATGCCTTACCCGCAAGCGATCCGCGAGCCTCTGTCGTGACGCTCGACCGAGCGGCGAGCGACGTCTGGCCGGCCATAGCAGTCACGCGCGCGTGCGCGACAGTTTCCGCGAGAGCGGCCAAGGGGGCTCTAGCGCTGGGCGTGGCTTTCGCCTCGACTTCCAGCGCAGCCTTTGCAGACAAAGCGGCCGCGGCCTTCATGCCAGCGAGCGCGCTGGCGACCATTGCCGAGCGAGAGTTGAGCGGCGTAGCTCCCGCAAGTGTGCCACGCCATCCGACGGATATCCGCGAACGCGCAAGCAGCGCGGCGGTCCCGGATCCGGAAAAGAACAGCGCCGGCATCGCAATTATATAACTGGCAGGAACTGTTACTAGAAACGCGTCCCAGGATAAAAACCCTGCTTGAGGCGTAATCGCGAAGGGCGTCGCGCCAAAATTTACAGATATGGAATCATTTATATTTTCCATATCGACGACGACAAAATAAGGCGTAGCGCTTGGAAGTTGCGAGAAATGATACGCGCTGGACCAGCCCGACCCTACGTTGACCTGAACTAGCTTGGCGTCAAAATCCAGCTCCATCGCCATGACGCTACCCTGCAACCATGCCGCGCCAGCTGTTTGAACAAGAGCACTATTGACATAGATGTGGGTATTGCCAGTGCTGTCATAAACACCTAGACTAAACAGATCGTTGCCTGTCCCGGTCCCCGTAGATAATCCATTAAATGTGTGGGTCGCATCAGATGTGGCAAATCCGCCAGCATCGTAGCCACCCTGTTTAAGAACAATTCCTGTAAACTCAACATGCCACTTGCCAGTTGAGTGAGAAGTCGTCGATCGGACCTGGGCATCGCCCACAGTGACATTTGCCGTAGCGGTGAGGTTGTCATTGCTGAGCGTAATGGATGTGGTTTTGTCGAATTTGTTTAGTGTCGTGGCAATCATCACGCCACCGAACGGTTATACGTCTTCCAGTCGACGACATTGGCCGAGGCGGCCAGAGTCACTCCAGCGAAATTGTAGATAATGAGCTTGAACTTGCTCGGCGGCAAGAGAACCTGGCGCAGCGTCCCGGTTATCACGGCAGTTGTCGATGGCGCACAAGGGATCTGCCCAGCAAAATAGGCTTGCGAAGGGGGGCCTGCCGCCGATGAACTGAAACGCCCATCGCCATAAGTCGTCCCATCTTCATTAAGCGGCACAACGTAGAGTCCGATAAATGGATTGGCCGCGCCGGTGGTGACAGACCCAAGCGAAATCGAGAAATCGGCGAACATATCAAGCGCCGTCGAATTATCGAGCTGGGTTGTCGACAAGATGGCATTGCCACTGACGATGCTGTTCGGATCAGAGCCGCCCATGGCGGCGGTGTAAGTAGCGACAGCTCCAGCAACCCATTTTTCAACGGCCATGACACGTCTCCACACTCGCTGGACAGCCAACTTTGGCCGCCGATTTCCAGCGCATGAGTGCGGTTTCTATCTGATTTTGTCGGCGCAACGTCATTAACGGCCAGATCGTCATCATAAGGCCAGCGCCGCGCCGACCATTCAAATACCAGCGATTAATAAGGCGATTGCCGCAACCGTTGCGAGCGGCGGCCCAATGGAGATCGGTCATTGCGAGCGCCATTTTAGGTCAAGCCCCCAGCGGCGGAAAGATCTCCAGCGCTGATCGGCGAGGAATAGCCGCTCACCTTCCACCACGGGATAGACGTCGCGCAGAGCGCGAGCAGCCCGTCGTGAACGGCCTGGGTGAACCCGGTGCCCCCTGGCGCGGCGGTTTCCTGCGCCAAGATCGCGTCGGCCATTCCCTTGACGATCGCTAACGTCGTCGGATTCGACATATCGATTGCCGGCGAGTTCGGCACGGTCATAAGCGCCATCAATGTCTTGGCGGCCATCAGCGCCGCATCATGCGTCGCATTGCTGTTCAAGGCGCCCGCTGCAAACGATGACAGCGTGGCATAGCCGCCGCTGAGCAAAAGGCTTCCGACCACTTGCGAGACGGCGACGGCGATGTTGGGGCCGGCGACAGTCTCGGCATTGATCGCCGCCAGCTTTTGCGCAGTCGTCCCCGCCGCTAGCGTGGACCACTCGGCAATGAGGGCGTCGTAATAGGCCATTGGGTTAGGCGGCCGTTATGGTCATCGTGGCGGCGGCGAAGCTCGCCACAACGCCGGAGGGAATAGCCTGCGTCGTGACCTGCCGGACCTCGCCCTCGCCCGTGCTGGTCGTGTTGACGGCCACGGAGAAGGTATCGGCCGAGATATTGGTGACGGTGAGAAGCCCGGTCCAGGAGCCGCCCGTTGTGGGCAGAGCGCCGCCGCCGTCCTTCGTGGTGACGACAACTTGCGAGCTCGTGGCGAAGCTGCTCGCCGGAGCGGTAAGCACGCCAGGCGAGGCGAGGGTGCATGTGAATGGCAACCACTTCTGGCCGCCGAGATAGTCCCAGGCAATGAAGTTGCCGGCCGTCAGTGCGTCATAGAGGCCGAAGGCAACCACGGTGCCAAAGCCAGCGCCGCCGCCGGTCGCCGCCGGATAGGTGACGATCGAGGCGTTCGAGATCGCGGAAGGCGCAACGGTCGGCTCGGTGCCGGACGAGGCGGCCGCCGCCGGGAAAGCGCTGAATATCAGCGAGTCGGTCGAGCCGCTCGAGGCGTGAGACGCGTTCGCGGTCAGAACGAGCGCGGTGCCTGAAAATGTCGAGACGGTGCCAATTTGGAAGCTGTTCGTCGCGTCATAGACGTTCATCCCAGCCACAATCCAGCCTGGATTGGTGGTCATGGTGATATTGGGCGTGGCTGTGGTCCACGTCGCGGTCGCGGCCAGCGCGCCCGCTACCTGAATGCGAGCGTAGCCGTTGCCGGAACATTCCGTGCCGCCCGTGCCTGCGTCGCTGGTCGGCGCCGTGGTGAACAAGGCGAGGAAGCGCGAGGCAAGAACCGGCATGGCCTGATTCCCGCCCATCCAATTCAGGAAGGCTTCGGCGCCGTAATCGCCAGCGCCGGCCAACAGAACGGATGCGGCGAAGCCGCCAGCAAGCAATTTGCTACGAAGATTGAACATGGGTGTTGCCCTCTTAGGCTGAAAGGGATTCGAGCGGCGCGTGCGCGAGGCGCAGGTCGCCAAGATGAGCGTTGCAGGCGATGATGCTTGCGAAGCGATGGCGCGGGAATGGCTTGCGAGCCGCGACGACATGATCGTCGGGCGAGCGCAATCGTTGATCGGCCAGGGCCGAGAGGGACAGGTGACAGCCGAAAACGGCGTAAAAATCCTCTTCGTCGGCGCCCTTCGCATGGGCGCCCACCAGCGGACCAACAAAGGACTTGCGCGCGCAGACAGTTTTTGCTTCCGCTCTGACAGCGTCCGCGCGGCGCATGGCGTCACGCGGGAATGAGAGTGCGATATAGGAGCAGGTGTTAAGCCGCTCCGCGAGCTTGCCGCAGTCGGCGGCCGCGTTGGAAATGACGTCCTCTTGGCGACCAACCAACCACGCGAGGAATTCGCAATAGTCCCGGATCGTGGATGTTCCGCTCTTGATGTGCCCGACCTTCTTCGCCGATTGATCGACAAGGCGCGGATCGCCCTTGATGGCCTTGGCGAATGCGTCGTGAACCGCCTGCAACGCCTGCAATATCTTCGCATCAGCCATATCGGTGAGGTCGTTCACGGGTGTGTGCTCCGTCAGTCTTCCGGGGGCATTTTGTTAGGGGGCTCCATCGAGGGGGATTGCGCACGTCATCCGACGTTCGCGGGTCCGTTGCCTAAGCGGGTTTTAGGGAATCTGTCGTTTGTCGAGGAGTCGCACTCCGCGGCCGGTCCATTGGATCGTCGAGCTACGCGTGCATGCCTCAAGATTGTGATCGCCCTTGCCACAATACGAGCAGCGAAGATGCAAGCGTCTGCCCTGCCCGGCTGCCGTCGCCGGGCAGTAGTTGGTCGGATGCAGGCTCGATCCGCAATAGGTGCAACGCATTTACGTCGCCTTCGATTGTGGCTAAGGATTGGCTGGATGCTGCCGAAATGGAACCCGGACGAACTCATCGAATTGCTTCGCGAGGAAGCGCGCGAGGAGCTGGCCTATGTTTTCCCAGACGCCAGCGACGTCAAAGATATGCCTGCATGGGAGGCCGCCGACATGATCGAGGCGTTCTATGAGGCGCTAAAGAAGATCGCGGAAGGCGCCGCCGATCCTATAAAGATCGCCAACGTCGTGATTGATCCGCAGCAATGGACGCTGGTGAAGCATGGTTCTCTTAACGCGATGGTCAATCCATCACGTTCCCGTAAGGCGCTCAAACCGTAGCGATGTTCTCATAGGGCCTAGCAGATTTGAAATCCGCCCGCGCCGAACATTTCGGCTAGGCTGAGATAGCGCTTGCCATAGGCCGTGAGATTGAAATCGCCGCCGCCCTTTATGGTGCTGCTCTCCATGTCATAGGACGCTGAAACGCCGCTGACGCTCTTAGAGGCCAATGCCCCCGCCGGCCCGTTCGGAACCCCGGCGGGTGTCGCGGCCGAGGCATTCGCTTGTGCGTCGAGAACGAGATTGTGCGCGATGAACAGCGACGATCCCGTATCGGCCATTGCCCCCCATTGGTTGGGATCTAGCATGTTTCCCGCGACGGCGATCCAGAAATTAACCGCGGAGTCCGGGAATGTTGCCGTATTGGCAAAGGCAGGGAAGCCATCGCGAAACGATGTCACCGTAACGGTCATGTCAAGCCGCCAGCGCGGCGTCAATGGCCGCATGGAGCTTGGCGAGGCCCCAGCGCTTATCGACGGTCAGGCCAAGCTCTGCGGCCTGCGCGATCAATTCGTCTTTGGTTTCGCCCTTCGCGGCGAGCTCGGTGAATGGCGAGACTTTATAACTGGCATCTTCGTCGCCCATCTCTCGATCGGCGTCGGGGTCGTCATCGCCAAATAACTCTAACCCTTTCACCTCGTAAGCGAAGTCAATCTTGGCCTGCGCAGCGATCGCGGCCTCGGCGGCGGCGGGGAACGCATGCACATAGCCAAGCGCAACAGCGCCGGCCTTGACGTCTTCCATAATCTCAGCATCGCTCTTTTGGGCAAAAGGCGCAGCGTCTTCGGTATCCAGAACCTTCACGCCGCAAGCCACAGCATAAGGATGGAGCGCATATTCTGACGGGACGCCATGATGAACGCCCGCTTTGAATTTGCGGGGCTCAGCACCGTAGCTCGCCAGAATATTGACGTCCTTCGGAACGCTGATGGAATACAGCATGAGGTCTTCCTTTGGTAGACGCGCGTTGACGGCCTGTTAGCGTCAACGCGCGCTAACGGGGCGGCCGAAGCCGCCTCGTTGTGGAATCAGCCGATGCCATCCCGGCGCCGTCGCCATGCCTCTTTGAGCTTGGCGCGATGCTCGTCTGAAAGTGGGCGCCCCTTAAAGGACGCTCCGATTTTCGCCTTGGCTTCCGGGGTATGCGTCCTGCCAAGGCTCTTCTTCCCGATCAATGCCTTCGTGGCGTCGTCGTGCAGTTTTCCCTTGCGGCGCTGATTGCCCTTTAGGCTGAGGCTCACCTTGCTAGAAATTTGCGCCCGAACCTCGGGCGACGGATCGGTCAAGCCTTCGCCCCCTTCGGTCAGGTTGACCAGCGGTCCTAGCGGATGCTTGGCCGAGGTCTGGCCGCGCGAGCGCAGCGGCGCTGATCTTGGCTTTGGTCTCATCCGCACTTCTTGCGACCGGTTTCGCGCGGCGACCCAAGGCTTTTTCTTGCCCAAATGCGCCGCGCGAATCTTTGCCTTGTGCTCTTCGTCCATTGGCAACCTCCTGAGACAATCTATATAAGACTGTTTCAGAATTATTGCAATAAGGATATCTTAAGCCTTTGTTTTATTTACCCAATACCGTCGCGGTAACCTAGGGTCTCGGGGTATACGGTTTCGATGACGCCGACGCGCCCGAAATACGGCACTTTGATCCAGATGCCGGAATATTGCGGCTGAACCGGAATCAGCGGGACCATCGGGAAGCGGACGTAATCGGCGCGCTGGCTATAGGCGACCATGCGGTCGTAGGTCCCCGTCAGGAGAGCCTTGTCCAGCCACTTGCTCGACTTGATTTCGAGCTTCTGGCCCGTCTCCGCGGTGAGGATGTTATTTTCCTCAAGGAACCGGAGAATGGTCGTGTTGGCGGCGCTCGACGCGATCGTCGTCGAGATATAGCCGAACGGGCCAGGCGCCATCAGGATTTTGGTCGGAGGAGCCGCATAACCCGTCGCTGCCCACACGGACACAATCAACTGGTTGACGTCCGCGCGGATTTCGTCGGCGCTCTTGTTGACGAACTGCATCAGGCCGCCGGCGCCGGCGGCGACGTTCGAAACGTTCGAAACGGCGGCGTTGTTGAGCAGGCCCGTGGTGTTGATCGTGGAGTCGCCGACATAAACGCTCTGGTCAATGTCCATCTGATGCTTGCGATTCATCGCGGACAGCATCTGAACGTCGATCGGGCGCCCGGTGAGGCGAGCAGACTCCAGCTCGGGCAGCGTATAGGCTATCTCGTAAGCGAAGAGGTTCAGCGGATTGACGGTCTTCGAAATGTCAAGCTGCGCGCGCGGGATTGTCGTGGTTTCCGCGCTGGCGTAGTTGAGGCCGCCTGGGGTGGCGCCGCCGGCCATCGCGAACGATGAAAGCGTGTAGCTGGACGTGGTGTCGCCCATCTGGACGTCGGTGCGCAGATCGATATCACGCGGCCACTGGATAGAAATCAGGGGCTCGTGGATCATGGGGTCGAGGCGTTCGAGCTCGCCGATCAGGAACGCGCCAGCGCTGTCGTAAGTCGCCCGGTCGAACGTGGTGAAGGCGTCGCGGACATAGCGAGCCGAATTAAGCGCAGGGGCGCGAGCAATAGCCGTGCTCCCCGCGAGGGTGTCGCGGAAGTGAAACATTTTGTGGACTCCATCAGGGGGATGCGCGCGTCGTCACGACGGGCGATTGACCGATTGACCGTTGCCCAAGCGAGAAAAATGGGCGTCAAGGGGGGCGTGAAGCCCCCCCTATCTATTACAGAGCGAGGGAAACCTCGACGATGCCATCGGCGCCGGCAGGGCCTTCGAAGTTGCAGCCGACAATCAAAACGCCAGTGCCACCGCCAGCTGGGGAAGACGATGTGACGACGTCACCGACGTTCACCGTGCCGCCGGCCGTGGTCACGACATAGACCGCGCCGCCCTTGGCGGCGGTTCCCAGCGCGAGGATCAGCGTGACAAAGCCGCTACGCAGCATGTCGATAAAGCCGGTCGTCGGGGGAACGGCAGCGCCGAAGGCGTTGGTCGTCGACTGGACGGGGTAGGATCGCACGGCGATGCCCGCGAACGCAGTCGCAGCATCGCCGGAAGCCAGCGGCGTCACGGCATTGCCATTGTATTTCAGGAACTGCCCATAAAGCGTGGGCGGCGTCGTGGCGTAGATGAGTTCCTGGGAAATAACGCGCCCCTCAGTGGCGCGCGACACGCCGCCGGCAAACCCGGTCGGCGCACGGCTCAGAATTGCAGTCATGATAGTTTCTCCATCAAAGGGTGCGGGCCGCCGTCACGGCGGGCCGAATTGCAAGGATTGATTAAGCCTTCTTGCGGAATGCCTCGATGCGCGCCTGCATCTTCGCGGCCGTCATCGGGCCGGCCGCGGGGTCGCGGCGGTTGCTGCGATCGCCAGCCGTATCGGCGACTTGCGCGGCGCGCGCCAATTCCGAAGCGGCCGTAAACACCACTTCCGCGGCGTCGCAGGTCATTTTCGAGAACTCCGGCGCCTTGCCACCGAGCACAGCAAGAACATGCTTGCGGCGAGCCGGGTCGCTGAACGCCTTGTCAAGCGCCTGCACGCGCAACGCGCACATAGCATCATTGGTCGCGGTGCTCTTGGCCTTGGCGTCGAACACCGGGAACGTAATGCCGGGGAAGAGGATTTCAGCGCGCGACAGCGTGTCGTTGAACGCGGAGGCGAGAGGCGCGGAATCGGTGACCTTGCGGGCCGCGTCTTCCTGCTTTTTCTTTTCCTCCTCGGCCTCGGCGTCCTTAAGGCGCTTGTCCTCGGCCTTCTTCTTCTCTTCCTCTTCGTCGTCCTTCTCGGCGTCCTTGACGATCTTTGTCACGGCCGTATCGAGGGTGCCGAGCTTGTCGGCAATCGGGCGAAGAGCGGCGTCGACGATGCGCTTGATCGCATCCTCGGTTTCCTTCTTTTCCTTCTTGTCGTCGCTGTCGTCATCGCCGTCGGCGTCCTCCAGCTTCTGGAGTTCTTCCTCGGCGTCGGTTATTTTGCCGGCCTTCATGAAGTCACGAACGCGATCCCAGGCACTGCGCTTTACCATATCGATAATTCCTTTTTCTGAATCTGTAATCGCGCAAGACGGGCCACAGCGGCCACGATCCACGAGCGCGACGTGATTTCCTACAACACTGACTTGACGCCCAAGCCCTGGCCTTACCGCTTCGCGTTTGGCGTCATAGCCGCACGAGACTTCCCGCTTGCCGGCCCTGACGTCGTCGATGGCGTCCTGATGGGTAATCAGCAAGTCGGCGATCATATAATCGGCGTCGATGCCTTCGCCGCGGCGCGGGTTGAGCACGACGCCGATGCTGTCCTGGCGCCAAGTCGATGGCGTAACGAATTTCGAGGGGTGGTCATTCGTGACCGGCTTTCCGGCGAACGACAAAATAGCGTCTGGATGGAACAGCACATCCGCCGTGCGATCGATAGTCACCATGTGCCGGCCCGGCTCTGGCGGGATATCCGGCATTTCGTAGTCGGCATACATCATCGGGCCGGTGCGCGCGATGCGCACGTCCGAGCACAGCAAAAACCCCTCCGGGGTTATGCTTTGATTGCGCCCGATCTGGTCGACCGCCAGCGTCGCCGCCAGCCGGTCAAGAACCATGCTCATGTTACCATGCCCACACGAGGATGCCGACGAAGATCAAGGCGCATGATCCGAAGAACGGAACCGGCCCAAGTTGAATCGGGGTCTGTGAGTTGAGGGTGAATACGATCGCCGCAGCCCCAGCGCCAACGATCATCAATCCAGCGCCTATCCAGTGATGCATTTCATATCCTCCGTATCTTCTGGAAGTGGGGAGCCGTCACGGTTGACATGCTCATTGAACGGCTACTGGCGCCGAGACGCCGCCCGCGTTGATGTCCACGCGCAGCGTCGTTGATGCCGCATAGGTGCCGACAGTCGTTGATTTGACGCGGAACATCGGCCCGATGACGCCGTCGACGGACGTGTTCGCCGCCAACGTCCCATCAGTCGGCGTCACCTCAGTTGTTTTTGGCGTCAGCGCGGACAGATTGTAGATGAATCGGGCGCTCGCCGTCGTGAAATGGAAGTTGGCGATGTCCGCCCATGTCACGCCGCCGTCGAGGCTGGTTTGCACCCATGCGTCGGCGCTCGTTCCGCCGCTGCCATAGACGAAATTGCCCTGGATCGTCAGATTGGACGGCGCGCCCCCCTTGGCGAGCGCAACTGTCCCAGCGACGGCGGCTGTCGCCGTTGTGATGGCAAGCGAAGCGAGGAGCATATCAGGCGCTCACAACGCCGAGCTGCGCGGAAATCCATATTCCCGTCGCGACGCAAACGAACATGGCGCGTTTGGCGTTGGTGAGGGTCACCGACGCCCCAGCGGATCCGCCATCGATCGTGTCTGCGGACGCTGCCGGGAAAACCGCCGCCGGGTTCGCGCCGCCGTTGAAGACGATGACGACGGCGCCGGCAACCGCCGCGGGAAGGCCAACAGCGTCACCGGAACCGGCGACGGTGCCCAAGTTGTTGACGACCTCCGTGAGGGCAAGCGCGCCCGCGCGGGTATGCGTCGTGGACGCCGTCAGGCCTGTCGAAACGCCAAGCGTTAGCGAGACCAAGGCGTTGAGTTTCGAGAAACTGCCGATGGCAGAAGCGGTTAGCCCCTTGTTGATATAAGCGGGAAGCGTCATTTGGCTATCTCCAAAAAATCGTCATTTAGCCGCAATGATCGGCATGGCCGAACGCGGCGTAGGTATATCCCGAACCTTGCGGAACTATTTCTGGCTCACTATCGTTTACGATAGTGCCCTTCCTGAGTAGGGAAGGCGTTTTCCGGAAAGGAAGTGTCATGCAGATAAGGAGCCTGAAATCCTTCGCTGACTATGCCGCGTATGTGGCGGCAAAGGCAGCGGAGACCAAACTTCCCGTTTTCGCTTCGGTGCGACGGGGCAGTCCCAAATTATCTCAGCACCAGCTCGGACAAGATAAGCGTGTCAGCGCTTTCCGTCCGGGCGTGCGTTGTGGGACGCAACTCCTTCGCTGACTATGCCGCGTATGTGGCGGCAAAGGCAGCGGAGACCAAACTTCCCGTTTTCGCTTCGGTGCGACGGGGCAGTCCCAAATTATCTCAGCACCAGCTCGGACAAGATAAGCGTGTCAGCGCTTTCCGTCCGGGCGTGCGTTGTGGGACGCAACAACCCCTTGGCGGTTACGGAGGCGTGGCAGCGCCCCCTTCCGACATGGCCATGCGTTGGGACTAACTTGAACTTGGCTAGAGCCGTCAACGCGCTGTAACGCTGCGGCGGCTCTATTCAATCGCGTGTTGGGCGCGTATAATGTTTGCAGGAAGAGAAAGAGGAAGTGTTGAAAATTACGCACTCAATCAAAGTGACCGATGTATTGGCGCCCAAGATAGAAGCGCCCTTGGAATTTCCATTCGGCTTGGATGAAAAGCCATATGCTGAAGGCGACGAGGTGCTCTGTCGATGGCCGCTTGATAAGGGCAGCAGCGTAGACGCGATCGTCAATTCAAACTTTCGTCGATGTGAAGAACATGGCACGAAATCAATCGGCCGGAATGATCGGCAGGGCGATGCAACGGCAGTTGTAAATGCATCCCGGATTCGCTCGCGCGCCCGTTCTGGTATCGGCTATCGGCGGATCGTTCCAGGCAAACACGCCGCCATTCAGTGCCTTGTGGTCGGGTCTTACGTCGGAATCGCCAACAGTGCTCCAAGTGTAGTGGGTCGACCCGATATGCACGGCTCTAACCTGAGTCAGGACCGATGCCGTGCGCGCCGTTTCCGTGCGCGCGATCGTGACCGCCCGGCTTTTCGTCACTTCGCCGGTGCGCATAATTTCTGCGACGATGTCGCCCCCGCGGGAACCTTCCGTGATCCCCTGCAACGCCAACTCATGAACGCGTTGGGCGGCCTCGATCGGCAGTGATGTGATCAGCATGACCTGATCGTCGAGCAACTGCCGCATGGCCTGCCCTGTCGGGGCGGTTTCGATTTCTTGCTTTAGAGCAACGCCCATCTGCGCGGAGACGCGGCGCCATGCCAGCTTGTCGCGCGCGGCGACCTCGGTAATCATGCGCCAGGCCGTCGATCGCGCCCAAGGCTCAATTGCCAGGCCATATCGACGCAGCGCCGATTGAAGGATCAGCATGTCGGTGTGGCTGAGGGGATTGAAGCCCTTGACCAAATCTCCGATATGCCGCGCGATTTTACGAAGTTGCGTCCCATAGAGCGCCTCGACCTTGCGCGCTTTTAAGTACTCGCTCTTGGCCGAAGTCGGTTTGACGCGATCGAAAACGCGATCAAGCGGCGACGGGCTCTTTGACGACGGCCGCTCCAGCATTCGGCTGATTCTTTCCGGGCTCGGGCGTTTTGCCAGCCTCTTCGAGCTTGGCCTTGGCCGTCGCCTCTTTGGGATCGAGCGGCGTCGGGATCGGCGGCTCTTCTTCGGCTTCCTTGATGATATCGTCGGTGATCGAATGCCAGGTGCCGGATTCGTCGGCGCTTGCGCGCAATTCTTTCAGGGCCGTCGGCCTATCGACGATCCCGCTCTCGTGTGCCTGCACAACCAGCGTCGTGATCTTGCCGGCGATATCCGCCTTCTCTTCTTCGCGGAGCAACCACAGCGCGTTGAACTTGAACTTGAATCCGGCCGGGATCGCTTTGCCGAACAGCGACCGATATGCTATATCGATGACCTTGGAAACCGGAACGCGAAGTTGCGATTCCTGTTTCGAGGCGCAGCCGTCGTAATAGGTTCGAAGATCGCTTTCGCCCGTGGCGTTCATGCCGACCGGCGATTGGCCGAACAGGCGCACCATCGGGATTTGAAGATTGCCGGATATCTGCTGTCCGAACTGAATTATGATTTCGGCCAGGCCGCTGAAATTGTAGACCTGCGTTTCCAGCTTGTCGGTGGCGTCGATAATCGACATGCCTTCGGTGGACTGGAATTGGCGGATTGACTGAATATTCTTGACCAGCGCGTCAAAGGCGGGGCCGCCGGCGGCGAGGATCTTCTTCAAGCCCTCGACCGACATGACCCTGAGATGCGACTTGTAGACCAACTGCGCCGCAGCTTGCGTGGCGCTGTCGAATGCCACCATGCGATCCCAGACGGGTTCGATGACCGACATTCCCCAGCCCTGTTCGGCAAGGCGTTGATAGTATGGGAGCACCTTGCCATCGAACCGGATAATGCGGCTGTAATGGACCCTCTGATTTTGCAGAGCCGGCGCCTGCGGCCCGATCGTGTAGAACTTCGGCTTGCCGAGATCGGGGCCTAAATCCTGCACCAAATGGTCATATTGCTGTAGGAACGTCCAGCGATCGAGAACGAGCAGCCCCTTGAACTGACCCTTGGCGATCGACTCAATGCGCAACGGCGTCGCGAGGTTTTGCCCCTCGATCAGAATTACCGCGATGGCGCCGCCGTAGAGCCTCGACCAGCGCAGCGTGTCGCCAATCGCTGGCCAAATCGCCTTCTGTTCAAAATCGCCTGTCAGCGCGTCGATCTCATCGGGATCGAGTTGGCCGAAGTCGATCCCGGCTCGAGTCATATCGTCGGCGACAGCGTCGACTGCTATCTGCGCGATCCATGAGCCTCGATACATATATTCAAGTTCGGCCCGCTTGCGCGTGACTGGGTTGAATCCGTAGGAGCTTCCGTCGCCGAGATTGCCGGTTCCAACGCCGATGCGCGCCGCGAAATTCTGGTAGGAATCATTGACTTGGCCGCCCGTGGCCGCTGACGCGAGTTCCGGCGCTGGAGATGGTGCTGGCGCGGCGTCGTTAACCCTTTGACTTTGCATAGCGTTTTGCTGAATGCGCTGATGCTTAGTCTTTGACATTAAGCATACGCCTTCAAATAGGTTGTGAGGTCAAACCCGTCCTCGAGCATCAAATCGGTGATTGCCCATACGAGTGCATCGGCGCGATCCGGCGACCGCTCGCCGGTGTAACCATTGGCTGAGAATTTGCAGAGCTGGTCTTCAAGATCGGCAAACCGCCCGACGTGTCTAACCTTGTCGATCTTCTCTTCATAGAGCGCCGCTACCGGCTCAGCCCGGACCCACTTGCCGCGAGAGGCGTGAACCTCTCGATACGAGACATCCAGCGCTTCAGCTCGAATGGTCGACTCGACCATAGCGCCGCCATAGTTGATCTCGGCTATAATCGAATCGGCGCCGTGCCTGTGATACATTTCCACCGCACGCCGGGCCCAGCCAGCCGGGCCAAGACGGCACGTCCCGTCTTCCAGCACGTAGGCGCGCCCATCGATACCTTTGCCGACGGCGACAATCCCTATTTCGTCTGACCGACGGTCTTCCTCGCCCCGAGCGCCGCTCGGATCGACTGCAACGACGATCTGGGTCAGTTGAGGAACGTCCTCGATCTCGCAACGGCAGGCCTCGAGGCGCTCGTAAGTCCAAAGAGCGCCGTCGAGTTCCGTGACATAGACGCCCTCAAAGAAGCGCTTGCGATGGCGCTCAGGGAGTGCATCAAGCTCGGCCAGCGTGTCGGCCGATAAATTGTCTCGATTGTCGTTCGGGTTGATCCATGTTCGGGCGAAATTGTCCGGATGGGCGAGCGCCTTCCGGGATAGCGGATCGCGCTTTTCGCCAAACTCAACATTGGTCCAATGACCGCCGCCAACTGGATTTAGGTCGTAATATCCGCGCTGCGGAAGGGTGAATTTCTGGCCGTCAATGTTAGCCTGCACCATTTGGGCAAGCCGGGTGCGCGCGATAAGAATCGAAGAATAGGGGATCTGCGAGCATTCGTTGGCGTAAATCGTCGCGTATTCCTGGCCGAGGATTTTCTCGGCGCGCTCCCGGTCATCAAGGCCGCCAATCCAAAGCTGGCTCCCGTTCGGCAGTTCAAAGAACCCGTCCTGCCTATGCTCCTTTAGCGCTATCGTTGGGAAACAAAGTTCCCTCACTTTTGGTAGCGTATCGAGAGCGATAGACGATCGGGCAGCGTTACCGCGGAATCTCAGGATTGCGTGGCGACTGCCAGGAGCCATCATCGCCCGGATCAAAATCGCCCGGATAATCAGAACAGTTTTGCCGGAACGGGCGCCACCATAGATAAGCTTGTGGCGCTCCGGCCCACGCATGAACCGCTGAACCTCCTTCTGACGCTCCGTGAGGGCGAATGTCACAGATAGCGGTCTTCCTTCTCCAGAGTGACGAGAGCGATAGGGCCTCCGTCCGGGCCGCTGTGCTCGTGCGCGAGCCTCTCGCCATATTTCTTTGGGGCCAGCTTGCTTGCGATCCACTTGCGCGCGTCGATCTGGAGCCGGCGATGCTCAATCATGTCGCCTTCGGTCTTCTCGACCCCGGCCGCCTTGGTCACCGTCTTCACGCCAACAATCGGCGTATCGGCGATCGTCAAGATTTCATCAAATAAAACATCGGCTTGTGCATCCCTCGCGCGCGCATATAACTCGCGAAAGACCGCGTGGTCTTTATGGCCCAGCCACCGCATGATGGTCGAAAGGTGCGGCACACCATCCGACTGGCAGATGTTACGCAGGCTTTCGCCCATAACGAGCCGTTCGCATATCCCTGCGGCGATCTCTTCCGTATAGGCTGTAGGGCGGCCTATGGAGCGCTCTTGCTTTGTTGGCTTGGGGTGTTCACCCTTGGCCTTCGCTTTGCGCCCAGCGCCAGCGCGTTTGCCACCGCGGGCCATTTTGAATTCCTTTGATTTAATCAAACGCCTACGACGCCCAAGAGCGGTCTTCGGGTGGTGATTGGTTGGGGCGCGCCCAGCCCTTGCGGCGCAGGTAGGCGTTAATCATCTTCCGATACGCTTTTTCATCAGCGATCGCGCCGATAGTCACCATGACGACGCCGGCAATGAACATGACAGCCGCCACGCAGAGCAGAACGCCCTGAGCGTTCACGACGTATTCTCCTTGGTTTGTTATCGGGGGAGGGATCAACCGGCTGAGCCCCGACGGCTCCTGTAAGACGGTCGATTAGCGAGGCGCTTGGCGTTCTGTCTGTCGCGCTTGTCTTGCGCGGCGATGATATGGTCGCCGGCGCGATCAGACGACCTTTCTCATTGGTGGCCGGCTCGGCGAGAGGCCTTCTCGCGGTCCTGCCGGCCTTCGTCCAAGCGTTGTGGGCGCATCGGGCGAATGGGTGAATTGTGAATTGGTGCCGGGTGCATGATTCGAACACGCGACCTGCGATTTACAAAACCGCTGCTCTACCTGCTGAGCCCCGGCGTTGAAACGCGAATTGAAAAGCGCCCGCAAGCTGTAGAGCTCCGGGCGCGCGAATCCATTGGATATGATCCGTATATTACGGCCCGCGGGCCGTCAAGCGCGATGTTGGCCTTAAGGAGGAGACATGGGCTTAGACATTCTCCGCCTCCGTCGCTGTGGATCCGCCAAGGGAGGCTTGTCGATCAGGGCAACGGGTTGTTTGCCCAAGCCGATTGCCCACGCGTCCATCGCGTCTGCACAATCAAGGGATTCCTGTATTTTGTGCGGATCATCGTCCAATCTATTCTTTGCCCACATGCGAACAATTGAGCCGCCGATCTTGTCGCGTCCAAGGATGACGAACATCGGCTCATCAGGCATTGCATTCTCATAGCAATCGAACTTTCCGGGGTTGTTTTTCGTGCCCATCAGAAGCATACCTCATTACCGCAAATCATTCTTGTCGAGCATCCCGAAATGCATGGCGAGCTCGGCCAAACCGCAAGTGAGCCGTTCGATGACGACGGCGACGCCCGAGTCAACTTTGGTGTATCGGGTGACGTGGCGGGCAATATCCGACGGGCTCCGATCGTGAAGCACAACCGCATCGACCGTGGCCCGGTGGACCGGATAGACCACAAGCGAGGCCTGGAGCCACAATTGCCACTCTCCCAATTGCCATTCGTTTTGCCAATGGGCCGGAACCCGGCTGTCCGATATGAACGGCTTGGACGGGTCCATGGCCCCGAGCGTCGGTGTCCCGTTGTGCCAATGCTCGGCATATTTCTCGCCCGCCGCCCGTAACGCCATGTTCATGGACTTGTCGCTGGGCGCCAGCAAGCCCCTCGACGCCAGGCGCGCCAGGGGCGAGTCATTCAACCGGATGCGCTTGCGCTCGATCGTCTCCGGCGTCGGCCGGCCGTCCTTCCCGATTATCTCCTCGACCGATATCGAATCCTCGATCGAATAATCCTCGCCGGCCTTGTTCAGCCGCTCGGCCGTCGGAACCGCTGGCGCGATATCCTGGCTTTCCTGAAACCCACGGAGAAACCGCTTGGCTTCCTTGACCGTCATCGAGCGGGCAGTTTCGATCGAATGAACCCTATTTGGTCCATTCCACTGGTTTGTCTCTTAATCGGCGCGCCGCCAGCGTCGAGAATCCCCGTGTCAACCATTTCTGTTTGGCGGTCCCAAACGTTCGATTCGACCTTTGACCGGGTTTCGTAAATCCCTTCGTGTTCGTCATAGACGACGACAGAGCTCTTGACCGTCATTTTTAAATGCACCCGTTGGCTGGCAGACCAATTTCATGCGAGGAGGACTTTTAAGCCGCCCATTCATAGTGTTGCAATGATTATATCATTTAGCAAAACCTTTCATTTGTGATTATCCACAGATTGGCCACGGGACAAGGCGGCCCGGGTCTTTATGCGGCATGGTTCGCGTCCTCGCTCGTTTCCGCCAGTGTGCGATTGCGGGAGGCATTGGACACCCTTAGCTCGTCAGAGACAGTCAACGGCCCTTGAATGTGAGAAAATGCGTCGTCGACCTTCCGCGCGGCTTCCTCGATAGTCTCCTGGGCGCGACGGACGACCTCTAATTCCCTGGCGCCGCGTTTTTGCTCGACCTCCAAGTCGCGCATGCGAAACGCCTCGGCGGCTTCCCGGAGCATGTCGGCCATGCGCTTGCGATCTTCTGGGCCAATCAGTTTGACCGGCGCCGGAGCGCGCAGGACAGACTCGATCTTCTGGCGCTCGGCGATGACGTCCGAAACCCGCCGCATGGCGAATGAGCGAAGCTCGCCGGCCGTCGGGCGGAATTGCGATCCGCCGGCCTCGTTCTTGATGAACGCCCAAACCGCCCATTCGAGCGCCCATTCTGGGACGTCGGAGCACGCTACGACATATTGTTCGACCAGCATCAACCGAACCGTGGGATCATCCTCATCGCGAGATGGCAGAGTCCCCAATTGCGCCAGCAACGATCTGACCTTTTCGGGACGCGGCGGAGCCAAGGCGGCTGCCAACTCGCGGGAGCGCGTTTCGAGGCCGAGGCGCGCGCCGGATGGCAACGCCGCCTCCGTCATGCCACCGCCGACCAGCGCGTTCAAGGCGATCGACAGCGCGTTAGCGAGCTGGATCGACGTCGATCGTGGGGCCGCCCTGATAGTCGTCTGAACTTTGGAAATCTCTTGCCCGGTCTGCATTTCGTTGGCTCTCGATCACGGATTGAATGAAAAGGTTGGTCTTCGGTGCGCGTGGCGGCGGCCCGGCGCGCGCCGGCGGGCGTCGCTCGGCGGCCCGGCGGACCCAACCGCGCCAAGTCAGCCCCCAATCGAGCTTGATTGCCTTCGCGCCAGCCAAAGACCGCCAATATTCGTGGAACTTGTCGATCTCGACATCGGCCGTCACCTGGCCGATTTGCTCGGCAGCGAAGAGCATGCCCGCGTCGTCCGGTCGCCAATCGTCCGCAAGGCGCGATCCCTTGGCCTTCGATTTTGGCTTGGCGACGGGATCAGAATCGGATCCCCCCCCCGTGTCCCCCGAACGTAGTGAGGGGGATTCTTCCTTTAACTGTGGTTGTGGTTGTGACAGATTGGCGTTCGATTGCGTTTCGATTGATCGTTTGTCAATCGTTCGATTGCGTTTCGATTGATCGTTCGATTGATCGTTCGATTGATCGTTCGATTTGACTGGTCGGTATTTCCTCCGGCCAACGGACGCGCGGGCCGCCTCAGACTTTTCAGCCGCATGAGCAATCTCTTGGTCTATCCGCTTATGACGCCAAGCATCCTGAAATAATTCGGCGATGCTGGCGCGGATGGAAACCCACTCCTTCCGCGATAGGCCGGCGATGCGCGCCAGCTTGTCATCGTCGGCAGGTAGGCCACCATTGCGCCAATATTCCATAATCAAGAGCAAGTATGCGCCATGCTCAAGCGTCGTCAGCCGGCGCGTGTCTGCTAGATAGTCGGCGATATAGAGAGGCATCCATGGCTGACTCATGCGGCCTCCGAGGATTGCTGCGGGAACCACGCGCGAGCGATATGCCGGCTGAGCGCCAGCGGAATCTTCGCGATCATGGCGCTGGCCATCTTGCGGGCCGGGGATTTCGAGCTAAGTCGCCCCATCTTGCCTTCGCCCGCAAACCACTCTCGCCCGCTGCCGTGCTGCTTGACGCCTTCGCCCTTGACACCCTCCACCGACGCGCTCTGAAAGCTCTTGCCGCTCCCGTCGAAGCGGAAGCCGGGGAGCTTGGCGCCGTCGTTTCGGCAAGCCGGAATTGAGACGGGATTGTTCGATTTTCCGCTTGTCGTGTTGTGCGCAACGTCGAACCAAGAGCCGCCGGTGTTTTTGGTCGGATGGTCGAGACGGTCAGGATTGAACTTGCGGGCATTGGAAACGGGAGGCATCAGCGCCGGAATGTCACCCCACAAGTGGAAGCTTCCGAAGTTCCAACGTGACCGGCCAACCCACGGAATTGCGCCGCGCACGTTCTCGACGATCATCGGGATATGCCGCCCAGCCGCCTCGCAAGCCTCGCGCTGAATGCGAAAGCAGGCGTTGAACAGCGCGTTCAGCCGTTCGATCTCAGCGCCGCTCGTGTCGGTCCGGATCGCCGCTGCCTTCGCCTTCGCGCGGGTCCAAGGCATCGCCATGTAGGAATATTCCTGACACGGCGGCGACGCGACAATCAACGTCGCGTCCTTGAATTGCGAGCCGTGCAGCGTGAGAACGTCCTGGATCACAAGCTGCGCGGGGTAGCGATGCTCGCCGTATTCGTGGCGCTCGATGTCGAAGCCTAGGACGTCGTAGCCCTCGGCGAGCAGGCCATCGGTCCATCCGCCTAAGCCGCAATAGAGGTCAATAGCGAGAGGCAAGCCGTTCATGTGACCCTCGGCTTGCTTTTTATGCCAAGACTCTTCCATGCATCGATATCGGATAAGACACTCGGCCGCGGCGTGAACCTTCCACCGAACGCCCGCGGCCTCAAAATGGCTCGCTGACGGGCCGATTCACGAAGCAAGCAACCGCAGTTTCTTAGGCCTCTTGTTTTGGATCTGAGCCGGTCGGCTCGAATCAGCTTCGTGTCGCCGCAATCGCATTTGCAGTTCCACAGCCAATCGATTTTGTTGCCCTTTCGAAACGAGACGGGCGTGTCATCAATGACGATAAGCATCCCGTATCGAATGCCAGCGCGATTAACCATCGGCTTGCGGCCGTAGAAGTCTACCGGAGAGACATGGGGGTCTGCGACCGGCGGCGTCGGCGCTGTGGCGAGAAACACCAACAACTCCTTAATCTCGGCATCAACCACTGGATCGGTCGCGACAAGGCGACGGATTTTATAAAGAGCGCTAAGAATGGTTGTGTGATCCCTGTTGAACGCTCGTCCGATCTGCGGCAGGCTCATTTTCGGACAGATGACATGCGTCAGATACATGGCGATCTGCCTTGGACGCACTACCTCCCAGAGTCGGCAGCGGCCGATCAAAGTATCGACCGTCAAAAAGTATTGAGCCGCGACCTCGGCTTTTATGTCCTTGGCCGTGAGGATGGCGGACGAAGTCGCTCGAACCGTCGGCCTTACAGCCTCAACCGCTTCCTTGACGCGATCGAGCGGCGATCCAAATCTGGCTAGCACGGGCGCTGGCGAAGGCTCCGGCGCCGGCAGGGCAGCAAGGCGCGCGCGCGCCGCGTCGTGCATGCGACGCTCGCGGGCTTTGTGCTGCTCGTTCAGATCAAGCTGCAAAGGCGTGTATCGGCTGGCGGCGGGATGCATGCTCATGCGGTTGCTTCCGAGATCGTAAGAAGATTATTTTTGGCGGCTGGTTTGGCGGAAAGCATGTTGCGTACGGCCTGCGCGAAATATGATGGCTTCAATTCCGCCCCACAGCCAACGCGGCCCATCATGACGGCGCTATAGACTTCGCTTCCAATCCCCGTAAATGGAGAAAAAATAACATCACCGGGATTGGACCAAAGCCATAGGGCTCGCTCAATCGCATCAAGGGCAAGCGGCGCTATATGACGCTCATCTTGCGCATCGCGCGCAGCCCGGTAGTTCAGCGTCCGGGTAAAATCAATATCGAGCCAAACCGGGGATGCATATCGCCGCCATCGCTCGTGAGACATAATGCCATTGCTCGGCTCATTCTCTCCGATGAAATAGTCGACGCCGTTAGGGTGACCAATCGGTTCAGCATTTTCTCCCGGCTTGCGAAAGGCCAATAGATATTGAGGGATTCCGGCTCGCGCCATTGAACTGTCTTTGCACAATTGCTTGTGCATCAAACCGAGCGCTTTTGTTCGCGTCGCCTCGATAAGAGGATCTTTCCACATGCAATGTTCGCTGTGAAAAATAAACCCCGCAGCCACAAATCTGCGAATCAACTCCCCTCGAAAATCCTTCAATCCGATGAACCCGTCGCGCGATTTCATCGCAGGAACGTTCATGCAATCGACGGCGACTACACGCCCGGGCATGACGAGACGGAACAGGTGGTCGATCACAAATCCAAAATGAAAGTAAAATTCGTCGTCGTCCTTGGTGTTGCCCAAGTCTCGGTCTGAATTAGAATATTGATAAAGGGACAAGTAAGGCGGGGAAAAAATCGACATCCCAACGCTTTCGTCAGGAAGTCCCGCCATCACATCGATGCAATCGCCGTTCCAAATGTGCCAGCCGGCGCCGGATGCCTCATCGATCGCCTTAACGGGCATCGTACGTCCCCATATTTACTTTGCTGATCGTCGTGCGGTGAACGCCATAGCGGACGGCTAGGTCTTTGACCTTTTGCTTGCCGGCAATGGCGGTGCGGATCGCGTCTTGGTCAGAGGCGTCACCACTTTCGGGATCAATTAGCGCGTATATGTAATTGGTGATCATGCCGCGCCTCTCAAAAAAGAGGGAACGGAACAATCGCGAACGTTGTAGCTTGCCGCATCGCGCGTCATGCCGCGCACGCTCTGGCTTGAAAGGTCGGCCATATGCCGACACATGGCCGCTGCCATTCTATCCGCGTCAGCTTCCTTGCGGCGATAGTTCGCGACCACCGCGCCTTCAGTTTCCGCTGCGATGAAATGCGCGTTGACGGGCTTAGTCTGGCCGAACCGCCAGAAACGACGAATGGCCTGATAGGTCTGTTCGAAACTGTCACTCGCGCCGATGAAACCGGTATCGGCGCAATGCTGCCAATTCATCCCGTGGCCGCAGATCGAAGGCTTCGTCACTAAGACGCGAATCCGTCCCTCGCTGAAATCAACTAGCTTGCGCTCTTTATCGTCATCATCATCCGAACCGCGCACTTCGACGGCTCCGGGAACGCTTCGGGTGACGGCGTCACTTTCGGAATTGAGGTTGCACCACCATACGAACGGCCTATCGGCAGGCGTGATCGAAGAAGCCAATTCGACGCGAGAATTGACAGAGCCGCGCCGCGCAGAGATGCGCTCGCCAAGCCCGCGCGCCTCGGTCGGGAAAAGCATCCCGCCTGCCCAGGCATCTTCATAGGTCACGCCGACGACGTGCTGATATTCATTCAGTGGCGGAAGGTCGTAACCATCGTTGGAATAGCCGAGATCGGACGGCTTCCGAAGCATGACGGCCCATGACGCCATCCACTTCCAAAACGCATCTTCGGCGTGGCCCTTCAGCCGCCACTTCGAAGTCTCGCCGCCGTCGTGAACAAAGAACGTGGCAAGCATATCGGTATAGGACATGACGCCAAGAAACTCGGCGTGATTGCCAAGCTCCATGAAGTCGTTCGGGGCCGGCGTCGCTGTCGCTGCGAGACGGAACGGGAGGCGCGCGGCCTCACGAATCAGCGTCGTCCGATAATGACCATCTACCGATTTGAGAATCGAGCTTTCGTCAAGGCATATGCCGCCAAACTGCGATAGATCGAAGTGCGGGAGTTTTTGATAGTTCGTGATCGACGTTCCGTCGCGCACATCCGACTGCGAGCGAACGATTGTCGCTTGGATGCCGAACTTATCGGCCTCGCGAATGTGTTGATTTGAGACGGCAAGCGGTGCTAGGCTGATGACTGGCTTGCCGGTATGGGCTACGACTTGACGCGCCCATTCAAGCTCCATCAAAGTTTTGCCGAGACCAGTCCCCGCAAAGATCGCCGCGCGCCCGCGCTTAAGCGCCCACCGCGTAATATCGGCCTGGTGCGGCTTGAAGAACGCGGGCATAATCTTAACATCGACCATGCCGGTCATTGGATCGACCACACGCTTGCGTGCGAGAAACTCCTCATAGCGATCGGTCACAGGTCGATCGCCTCCCAAGGCAAGCGCCCAAAGGCGGACTCGCGCGTAAAGACGCCCCAGGACTTTAGAGCGGCGCGCGCTTCGTCGATCCCTCTCACGGTTGAGACCTTGCCGCCGTTCTTTCGAACCCGAAGGTGAAAGTCGTGCTGATCGGCCGTTAGGCGTCCGGCCTGCGTCTTGATTTCCAGACACAAGAGCGGGTAGCCAGCGGCCAAGATCATCAAATCGGTGGCGCCGGGAACGACGCCCATCTTTTTGAGCTTCGCCGCCTCGCGAGGCTCGCGCTTGCCGCCGTTCGGCACATGCCATATCAGGGCGCCAGGAAGGACGAGGCACAACCATTCGTAAACCGAGACATGGATCGTCTTCTCATCGACCGGGGCCGAACGTTTCGCGGATCTTGGCGACCTTCTCGACAACGACGGGCATCCACTGGCCACGATCTTTAGTTCGGTTTCAATCTTGTCGAAGTCCCGCGTTCCCTTGGCTGCGCGCAGTCGCGCCGCCACGAGTGGATGGGCCTCAAGCCAATCGCGCCATTGCCTCATTTCGGCCGCTCCGAGTATTCATCTGGCTTATTGTTCATGCTTCCACCCATGGCTTAAACCTCACCGGGCTATCGTCGATGACCAACTCTCGCTGGCCGTGGTATCCCGGCGAAAGCAGAGGGCTCGCCACCAAAAGCAAATAGACCTCGGTGTCCGTAAGGGATTCGCGAATGATCCTCACGAACGGATTGGCGAGAATCTTTGCGCGCAGATTGCGGTGGGCCTCGACGTGCGCAGTGCCCCAAGTCATCACCCTTCCCCGTCTTTGGGGGGCAAATGCGACACAGCGCTTTCGTCAATGACATAATGGGGCGCGTCGAAGTTCAAATGCTGATCGCCGCCACCCTTGTCTGGCTTGCCTCCATCCTTCTTGAGATAGACGCGCTGATGCGCCGCAGAGCGCTTGCCAGCCTCTTGCAGGGCTTTCTTCATCGGCTCATCTAATGGGGCGCTGTAGGCGCGCGGGACATCGCCTGACAGCAACCAAAGATCGACGCGCTTTTCCTTGTCGTGCGGGATGAAAGAAATCAGCTCTGCGGTCTGCGGCAGATCGCGCATCGCCGCATCAATCGGCAGGCCCATCATTTGATTGACGGTGAACGGCGTCCAGCATCCGAGCGCGACAAGCGCGGCGGGAATCGCGAGTTTCCAGCCAAAGCGAACGCCGCTGTCTTTGATGGTGACGGCGGCAATCAGCGCGGCGACCACCATGAATGCGCCGAGGGCGAGAATGAATTGAGCGTGGCCGGTCATCAAAAGCATCCAAACTTGAATGTTGGATCATGCGCAGGCGGACTCTTGAGCATGTCCATCCATCGCGACTCGCATTCTTCTTTCGTGCCGAAATGAGTCACAGCCAACGGCGCGTGGTATTCGATAAAGACATTCCCGCTACCACCGGGAACCGAGGCTTCAATTGCGACGTGTGTATGGTGCCACCCGTAGCCAATCAGGAATCCAGCAACCATGAAGGCGATGAAAATGATGCGGATGGTCATCGATAGCAGCTCTGATGACAGTCGTATTGATGTAGCCTCCAACCATAGGGGCCGTCCCACGCGGCGAAAATCAGAAGAGCGCTAAGCCCGGCGGCGAGCCCGGCGGCGACCAGACACCATTTGATTATTTCCTTGACGTTCATTCCGTGCCTCCGTTTCTGTAGAAAAGATCGGTGATCGGCGCGAGCGGCGGATCGACGCGCTGAAACGAAGCATCGCGGCCAAGATCGAAACTCGCGAAATTGATCGTCTGCCGCTGGTGGTCGAGCGTGACGTCGCCCACATACAGAACCTTCACGCGCGGGTTCATCTGGATGATTTCAACGTGAACCTTGATTCCAGACGGAGGATCAGTGCTGTTCCCACGATCGCGATAAGCGAAAAGATTCACGCCGAAGTCATAATGACCCGGCACAATCCCGCGCAGCGTCATCGTCTCTTTACAGGACGACATTTTGACTTGAGTGTTGTCGTCGAGCGTAACGATCGTGTTCGGAAACCCGAGGCAGTCTTGATCGAGCACCAGCAGCCCGATCTCACGGGTCTTGTAGAATACCGGCTTGTCGCCCGGCGGCGGAACGCCCCAAAGATCAACGTCGGCGTCGGAATCGAGCGACCATTCCGCCGTGACGACATATTCAGCCTTCGGCTTGATGCCGGTGTCCTCGGCCTTGTGTGTGCTCGCCAGGACCATGACGACGATAAGCGCCGTCGTCATGACCTCGGTAAAACAGACCCAGCCGGCGTTGGACGAGCGGCGCTTCATCGCTTCATCCGCTCAATATGACTCGTGATATTGAATGCAAGCAGAGCCAGCAAAAAGCTCGCCAGGACACCTACCGCCGTCGACATGAACGCCGTCGACAACGGGCCTAAGCCTTCGCTGCCAGTCGCCAGCACCTTCGCCTGCAAGATCAACCCGATCACTGTGCCAAACAGGCCCATGCGGACAAATTTCTCCTCCGCGAACCACCCCCACTCCGCTTTGATTTCCGTTGCTGATGCGGTCGATGGCGACAAGTTCCAGGAAAGCCATCCCAGATAGAAGCAGGACGCCACAAACACCCCGGCGATAACCGATGTCATGTGCGAGAGATCGCTGTTCCAGACGAGTTGCGGCAGGCCGTATACGAAGGCAAAGAAAGCGCCAGCCGCCATGGCAAGGCACAGTGCGAAGTGGGTTAGAAAGCATCGCCTGTCCCTCATATCACTGGGCTCCATGGCGTTACGCGGCCGTCGTCATGGTGAGAGGTTGGAGTCGGAGCAAAGGCATCGCGCAGCCATGATGTAAGCCGCGCGATTGGCAGGGAGCGGACGTCGCACGCCTGTCCGTGGTTGACGAAAACGTAGACGAAGGTTGCTCCCGCCGGCACCGCGGCGATGAGGATTTCTTGCGCTTCGTCATGCGATACCGGCGGCTGGTTGTTCCACGCGAGCATTAACTTTTCGGCGTCCGCGCCTTGTATGTCGACGAATGTGGCGCCGGCTTTTTGTTCGAGGCTGGAAAAGAATTCCCGCGCAGCGGCGAGAGTGGCGCAATCAGGGGGAGGGGCGGGTTGAGTCTCCGGCGGACTGGCGAAAGCTGCCGTTGAAATCATGGCAGCGAAGGTGAATGCGAAAAGTGGCATCATTTCAAATTCTCCAAGTTGGTGGGTAGTCGCTAAGGCTCCGAAATGGTTGAATCCTTGAAATTCCTGATAGCGGCGTCGCCGAGCGGCGTGCCGTTCAGGATACCCAGCGCCCGCAAATATGTGTCTAAGATTTGCTCTTCTTCGCGGCGCTGGTCCGCGTCCTGCTTGCGGATGGCGATGATCCTGCGAATTATCTTGACATCGAAGCCGGTTGCCTTGGCTTCGCCGAAAACCTCGCGGATATCGTCCGCTAACGCCTTCTTTTCTTCGCCGAGCCTTTCAATGCGCTCGATGTAGGAGCGAAGCTGATCTCCCGCAAAGCTGTTGTGTCCGATGTCGGTCATGTTGCGTCCAAGCATTTGATGGCGTGATTTTTGACAAACTCTAGGCTCAGATAGAACGTTTTGATTGTATAGTGGTCTCGCTGCTCGGTGTGATAGTCCGGCTGAGTGTTTCCATAGGACCACGGCGGGTCGGCATAGAGGATGCGGTATTTGCCGTCTGGAAGCGCTACCCTGCGTTCCGCCTTCACTGCCGCTGTGACCTGCCTAGCCGCCTCCATGGGTTTCACGCCAGCATTCACCTTGGCGACGATGGCGCGCTGAACTTCCGGCGCCGCTTTGGACATTTTGGCGGCTTCGCTTACGGCAAGCCGACCTTGTTGCACGGCGCTGATTAGCTCGGCTGTGCCGTTGGCGCGGACGTTGGCGGCGCGCTCAACAGAAGCAACACCAACATTCAAGAGTTTCGCCGCATCACCCTGCGATATTGACCTTCCCTCAATTGAGGGTAGGTCTGTTCTTTCACCAGACTTCATATTCGCCAGCGCCGACGCCACCATTGCGCGCTGCGACTCGCTCAAATGCCGCCGCTTGAGATTCAGCGAAATGACGAGTCCGAGCGGATCGTTTCCTTCGTAAATCGTGGTTGGGCATTCGACGTCAGCGGCAAGCGCTGCAAGATATCTGTTGCGCCCGTCAATGATTTGGCCGTCCATTAGAACGATAGGCTCCAACACACCGTTTTTTGCGATGTCGTCGCGCAACGCATCGAAGTCCGCACCTTCGATTAGCGGGAAAATTTCCGAGAGCGGATGAAACGGAATATCGTTCACTTTTCTACAGTCCAATCTCAATCTAAGTTAGGAGAATCCGCACGCCGTATGGCGATGCCATGGACGGGTGGATGGTTTTCTGAGCCGAGTCCGGCGCAACCCTTCGGCTGTCGGTCTCCAGCGCCGCCTTGATTTCGGCCTTCACGAATTCAAAAATCACGTCCGGCCTTTGCGTGGGGGAATCGCGCATGCGATCCAGCCTTGTCATGAGCGCGCTACACCGCTCGTGCATCCGATGATCCCGCAGAGTGTGAGCGGTCATTCTGACTCCATTGATTGACCGCATTCATCAGCCAAGAGCATGCGTGGCTGCCAACAGGTGATGATGCTCGGGCTCGAGCTCGATCGCGGCAATCAGCATGCGCAGATCCGCCTTGCTGATGGGGATACCCCAGCCTTCGGGCTCTCGTGCGTCGACTGACCGCCGCAGGTCCGCCTTGAGCTTGTCGATAAGATCATGCACAGTCATTTGCCTCGCCTCCCGTGATGGCAGTCATGTCACAGCCTCATCGTCCGTCGCGCCCAGGCAATGAGCCGCGCGATCCATAATCGAGCCAATCCTGGTCTTTGCTTTTGAGATTGCGAGTTCGCGTCGAGCAGGTTTCTCTGTTTTTCAACTTCCGCCTCGTAGGCCACGCATATGCGGGCATAAATTGAAACAAGCATGTCGCCGGGGCGTCGATAACGAAGGCTCCACAGCGCTCCGTATGGAATGCCAAAGCGCGTTTCTATTCGCCGCATCGCGTTGTGGAGATCGCCCGTTCCGCGCATCTCGCGGCGCACAAGCCAACTGGCTTTTTCAGCGGCCTCCTCGACAAACGCGGACATTGGTTTTGCTTCCCCCTCAAAGACTATTTGCGCATTCGCAAATTCATTAACGATACATGTTAACTATGTTCGGATGCCTTCGGCGCGATCCAAAAAAGGCGACGGCCCGGTACGCGGGCCGTCGCCAAGTCTTTGGGAGGAAACCTCCGGCCTCGCGGCCGAAGCTGAGAAATTCAAAGAGAAGGATTCGACGTGACCGCAGTCGCAGACGTTGGCCCAGATCACGGTCCCATCATGGGTGACCGTGCGGCGCTCGTAGGTCGTCTGGCCGCAGGCGCGGCATGCGTGAGGATGATTCATGCGCGGCCTCGGTCAAACCTGCCGATCAGCGCGCCGACCGTATGGAGACATGTCGTAAGTTCGGCAATTCGTTCGTCCTTGCGGAGAATAGAGGCCGTAAGCTCCGCAATGATTTCGTCCAGGCCTGCGATGATGGTGGCCTGCTTTTCGGCGACGAGCGGCCAACGCTCATGCCTGTTTGGCGCGCGGGTGTCGCTCATTCGGCGGCCTGCGCCGGCCAGATATCTGGCCGGAGTTGATGCTGTGAAACGATGCCTCCGGTTGCGACGACAATCCGCTTTGCCATAGCGGGGGACGGTGGCCGCTTGCCATTTTCAAATCTAGAAAGTTCTGACGATGTTATCCCGCAAAGTCCTGATAGAGCTCGCAAACTCAGTCCTAGTGCCTCTCTGTATTTATAAATTGGGTGATCCGCAGCCGTGGAGCTCCTTTTGCGGCGTTGCACCGTTTTTTCTGGAAATGGGAGCTTGGACAGAAAATGCTCGACCAACCCTTCACGGCTAAACCATTCTCCGTAGGCGCGATGCGGGGCCAGCAAACCATGGAGCTGCGCCTCTTGCGCCTTCGTCGCCGCGACATATCCAAGCAGCCGACAGGGGCCGCTGGCGTCGGAATTGATCTTCGTCAGGCGAAGGCGAGGCTTCGCGGAAAAGCCGATTTTGACGAGCGCGCCGCTCTGGATGGCATAGACGAAGCCTTGGCTCATGCGGCGACCTCGCTGCCTGACGGCAGAAAATCGTTCGGCGTAACGGCTCCATTCGTCTCATCAACAATTCGTCGCATGATGATTGGTCGCGGCGTCCGACCGCCTGAAATCCAAAGCCTTACGGCCTCCTTGGTCACGCGGACGCGGATCGCGAACGCCGCGGCATCCGTATTGTTTTCTCTGAGGTAGGTTTTCAGATCCATGTCCACAGATAACAACGCTTTGTTGTTCATGTCAAGCACAAATCGTTGTTGGACGAGAAACCGGCTGCGAACCACAATTAACTATGACGAGAAATCATAAAGCACCAGCTAATCTACCGGCCTGGGCCAAGCGTCTCACTGCCGCGCGAATGATGGTTACCGACAACCAAACCGATTTCGCAAAATCTGTCGGAATGTCTCAGCAGCGATACAATAACTACGAACAGGGGCTTCGAGAGCCGAAAATCAGCACATGGAAAATAATTCGCACCAAATTAGGTGTGCCTGTGGATTTCATTATGTTCGGCGACATTGCCATTAGATCGTTGCCAGAGCAGCCTCGTCAGCGCGAAACGACCATCGCCTTCAATCAACCATCACCAAGCGCGCCTGAAGAGACGCCAGATTCCTTTTAGGCCAATCCAGGTTCGCGTGATACAACATTTTGTTGTTGACAAGCACAACGAGTTGTTGTTTACTCCCTCCAGTCACCTGATTGGAGCGCCCGACATGAACGCCCTTTCCCTCGTCGCCTCTTTTGAGCCGGTTATTGACCCGCACGAGGTTGATGTTCTCGCGAAACAGTTAGGCGAAGACGCTTGGCCGGCATGGGCTCGCATTAAGGCGCGCCAGATTTTGATCGAGCGCGAGCGCGAGGCCAACCGCCTTTCGAAAATGTCGATGGATGAATTGCGGGCGGAATTGAGTCGCCTTCGCGGAGCGGCATGGGCTTCGCCTATCAGTTCAATCGGCAATGACCGCTACAGCGAATTGTCGTCCGCGGGGAACAGAGTCGCGAAGGCTATCAAGCTTCGCGAGGAGGCGCGCCGATGATCGCCGACATTCGCGACGCGATTCTGACGCTTATCGGCTTAGCCGGTCTGCTGGTCTTCGCTTACGCCCTGTGTGCGCAATGATCGCCGCCGCCATCGCCGCCGCGATCGCCAGCCTTGTGGTTTGGGCCGATTGGGAATTGCGCAATCCGCTGGAGCTCCGCGATGACGACCCGGAGGGCTGGCTATGATTTTCGGCAAAAGCCCGCGCTACGCCAGCACGAGGAAAAAGAT